CGCCAGTCAGCAGTTGTATTGTGAAACCAGCTACTCGCAGATGAGAAGAGCTTCCGGCTGTGGTGATCTGCATAAGGGGACTAGAACTGTTCGTCCCGTCGATGATCACAGTCTGGTCGCCGCCGCCGACGGTGCTCAGGTTGCCCGCGCCCAGAATCGACAGGGTTGTGCTGCCCGACGGAACCGTGAGCGAAATAGCGGTGGTCCAGGTGACGCCGCCGCTGCACGCAGGAATGTTGACTGTAGTAGTTGAGGCCACTACAGCATTGAATGCAGTCTGCACATCGCTTGCACTGCACGAGGCGGCGGTAATAATTTGCGCGTCAGCCAACGTACCAGCCAACAGGACGAAAAGCAGAACTGCGAGTTTCTTCATGTGTCTCCTCCTTATCCACAGCTTGTGGTTGGTAACGTAGTGCGTTCAACCTGAGTACCATCTTCGTAGGTATCTACCAGTTTCAGAGCAACCGAAGCGCCGGATACGGAAGACGAGGGTCCGACGAAAGCGCGGGTAGCCACGCTCTCGCCGTAATTGATGCCGAATGCGCCGAATCCGAAACCTGCGGGTGATCCCATCTGCTTGCCTTGTGTTCAAGATGAATGAATCGTTGTTTGTCAGGAGATGTAGTGCCTATTACGCTTGAGTCCTTAGCACTCCACCGCGCCAACCAGCAGCCCGGAGATAACAGGATCGGGGTGCGTCGGCAAAGCAGCGTAGGCTGCCGCCGCCAACGGGTTCGGTGTGTGGGTGAGTGACGGCGTTGCGAAGATCGGCGTGTACTGACCTGCCACAAGCGCGTTCGTATCGTTGAATACAGTGAAGAGGTCGCGGTCAATAATAGGCAACTGTCCGGTCTCGCGCGCCGCCTTACTTTGGTAGATCGCCCAGAACACCGTAGCGTATTTCTCCGCGTGAACCGCAGAGATGCTTTTGATGGCAAGGCATAAACCCCCGACAGATGCGCCGGAAGCAGGGTCTGTGATAGAAGGTGCGAGCGTCCACGCCATGATTGATCTCCTTAAAATACCGTGACGTTGTAAGTCTTTGCCGTGGGTGATCCAGCGATGACCGTCGTGAGCGTAACCGTAGCCGTCGTACCGATTACGGAAACTTGGGGAATGACTATTCCCTGCACGGTTCCATCAGAAGCTGTGGCGGCTCCCGCGTGCCCTGTGGCAGATGCGGATACCGTACACGTCCCGCTTGCTGTGCCACCTGCTGTAGTAGCGGGGGTGATGCTCCCCGTAGTACAAGTGAGGACCAAGACAGGACCGCCAGAAAGTGTTCCTTTAGAAGCCGTTGCGGTTGAGGGAATAGTGACGCCGTTGGCATTCGAGAAGTCGCCATTGATAACCAGACGATTTCCAATAGACACATGCTGATCTGCAAACCAAGATATTGCTGGAGAAGCACCTTGAATGGCTAGATAGCCAAAATTAGAAGAACTTCCCGTTCCCGCGACATTGGAAAAGTCAAAGCAAGCGCCGTCCTTGTTGCTCGTGTCGAGTCCGTAACATGCCCCGATATTATTTCCAGTCGGAACGCTTGGACCGTATGTGGTCCACTGGGGATTCCCCGTCGAGAAAGTGTTCCAGGCCACTGTCCCGTCTTCTTTGGTCGTTTGAATTATGCCTGAATTGTTTGTCCGATTGCGGACACTCAGGCCGTTACCCATCGTTGTGAGAATGAAAGTGTTGCTGTTGTCTACGCGGATTGGCTCTTGCAGGATTCCGGCGTTGTCATATACGGCTATGTTAGGTGATGCCGCACCATAAAGAGCAGTTTGCTTGATGCTTCCTAACACGATAGGGGAATATTGGAAAATCGCGTTGTAGGCATTGAATCCAAACTGTGCATCGAAGAAGTAGCAACTCGTTCCACTCGCATGGTTATTCAAAAAAGTTCCTACTACATTGCTTGAGTTAAGCGCCGTAATTAGAACCGTTTCAGGATTACCTAAAGGATCACAAGTAACGTAAGAGTTAGTTCCGGCATAGCTTAGGGAATTGCCTGCGGTCTGAGTAACACTCAACTGCTGCGGAGAGGCCGATCCGGTGATTGCGCCAGTGAAGTTAAATCCGGGAGGAGGGTATGTGGTTTGGGCACTTCCACTAGCAGGCTCATAACTTTGGTTTCCAATCCACTGAAAGGATGCTGCTTTGATCTTCAGTCCTGTAGACCATCGAGCGTAAACTCCATTGGCATAAAATGCCGAGTCTCCTAGTTGCGACGGCTGGGCTGCGCTGAATCCCGAATAGCTAGTAATGACCGAATTAGAACCATAACCACTCATCCCGGATGTTTGGTTGCTTACATCGTTTTCCGCTGCCCAGCAAGGGAATACTGCTGATGTGCTCTTGCACGCGACAAGAGGATTTGCGCCCCATGCCGTCATAGGTACGGTTATGAGAGCTATCGTTCCGCCCGATGCCCCAGACTGCGTAACTGTAACAACATCTCCTGGAGTGTATCCGGTTCCATCGGTTGCTACGGTTGCAGAGATAATACCTCCGCTAGTTGCCGTGATATTGACCGTCAGTCCCGTCCCTGTTCCTCCAGTAGTGGAAAGTCCGCTTGCTGTAGTATATCCAGTGCCGGGGGTGATTGCTCCGAACAAGGTCCGTGACCATACTTCCGAGTAGAAACCCACAGGGTTATTAGCTGCGGGGTTCGTACTGATAGGTGCTCCTTCGTTGATAAACACGCCGAAACCGCCTGACTGCCCCGCTAGATTAGTTCCGCTGGTTCGATGAATATCAAAGATTCCATTACGCTGATCTATAACGTTGCAACCGGTCGGTAACGGCGGAGTCCAATAACCTACCCCCATCGTCGGTGGAACGATCACCGTACCGCTGCCATTGGCGACACACGCTGAGAGCGCAGCCGCTATCTGGGCAGCCACAGACCCACCGCTGTATTGGCTTGCCGTAAAGGTCGCGTTGATCTGTCCATGCAACGCAATGGGAGCCTCGACGGTGCCTCCGAATGTGCCATTGCCGTTAGCCAGAGTGATGCAGGACGCGCCGGTGCAGGAATCTGCACCTGTGCCAAGTGTTAGTGTGTGAGTTATCGGGTTTTCGGCAAACTCGGGGTCGCACGCTAGCGCTGTCGCTGCGCTATTGGCCAGTTGTATGCAGTTGGCGGGAGGAGCTACCACTGCGCCTCCCCCACCACTGCCTCCGCCAGTAGATGTGATCGTGGATTGTCCTGTTGACAGGTTCACGAAGTTGATCGCTTGCGCGAGTGCCGACAATTGCAAACTTAGATCAACCGATCCTGTCACCGAAAGAGTGTAATTTATGTTCCAAGGAAGCTGCGTTGTAAGGATTGCAGTGTCTTTTGGATAGGAAATGGCAATCGCCCATTGCGTCCCTGAAGGACTCGAAAGAGTATTGTTTGGCACAAGGGGAATAGAGAAGTGTCCTGTCGCGTCGAGTGTCGCGAGAACTTGCTTGGCATTGAAAAGCTGTCCGTTCGGCGTAGTTGCGCTCGATACGGGGTATCCCTGAGCGTTCACCAAGTTTGCGACTAAGGAAGCGTTCGCATATGGATTGCCGTTTGGGTCAGTGATCGTACCTGTGACCGTGGCGTAGTTGACTTGACCGAGTACAACTGTCGCTGTCCCGATTATCATTGCCAGCAGGACCAAAATCTTTCGCATCGCTCTCTCCCCTATCCTGGATTCCCAGGCCATGTTGGAATGACCATCAGATTTGATTTGTAGACCATCCACCACGCGCCGGCCACTCCTCCATTATCCATCCCGACTGCCCAGCGCGTTGAATACGACTGCGCTCCCTGCACCGGCATAGGGATGTTCACTTGAGTGCGCCTGCCTGGAATCAGGAATATTGGAGTGAAGGGGCCTGTCAGAACGTAAGCGGTTTCCTGATCATCATAGGCCTTTACGTTCCAAAGTCCGTTTCCGGTTCCCCACATCTGCGCACCTACCAGTTTGTCCGCAGAGAGGGCGTCTTTCTCCCCGAGCACTCCGCGCCATTCCGCAAAGTATCCGAGTTGGGTCCCGTCGTAGGCTTCGTCGAAATATTGGTCGTCGACCACGTTCTTGATGCTTCCGTCGGCCGCGAAGAACAGCATCTGGTTCTTGACGTTTACGTCTGCGAGTTGAACGGCGTTCTTGGATTTCTGCGGAATGTAGAGAGCGTCATTGAAGTTCAGCGTGTCCTGCGACCACTTGCGACCCTCGACGTTTGGAACCAGGATGCCGCGGCGCTGAACGAAAACAACAGGGTCACCAGTGCCGAAGTAGTAATTGACAACCAGCCTGCAGTTGATCGTCGTCGAACCATTGATCGGGCACAGGACGTAAATCAGCCGTCTCACCTGATCGATCTTCACTTTGATGATGTGTCCGTAGTCCCAGTTGATCGTGTTCCAGGTCTTCTCCTGCTCCCGGCTGATCAATGTTGGATGTTGCCCGGCGAAGAGGTAAAGTCCGCTTCGATGAGCCCACACCGCAAACTCAGAGTCGTCCTGGCCGCCAATATCGATCGCTAGCGCGCCGACCGGGCCATTGCCCCCCCACGACTGCCGCGGCGTCCATGTGGACGGGTCACCACCATTCGAGATTGCTTCAAATCCAGAATTCTCCTTGAAGGAGTAACCGATGCCGCGTATCTCGCGGTAGCAGACAGTCCTGTCGCCGTCATTCTCTGAGACTTGGAAGTTGCCGCCCGGCACGCGCACCGATTCGCTGTCGGTGATGTCCGAGAACAGGTGACCGCTCTGGTAACCAACTGCGCCTGTGTATACCGTTCGCTGCAGCGTCTTCGCGAAGTAAACGTCGACCGATGGCGGAATCTGAATCTTATTGAAGTAGTTCGTGACGTCCGACGCGCCCGGCAGGTACGTGTCCGTGAAGTTGAACAGCGCCGTAGTCGAAACGTTGTCCTCTACGATGGTCGCCGTGATCGCCACATTCGGCTGATTGAAGCCCGGGGACTCAATATCGGCCTGAGAAATCCAGGTGAAGGGGCCCGCCGCGCTGGCGCCGGCAACCGTCGACGCGACAATGCGCGAGTTCCAGTTGTAGGGACCGATTGGCAACCGCAGGCATTGGATAGGCCACCCGGATTGAGTGACGTTCAGTGCAACAGGACCCGAGTTCGAGAATCCTGTCTGATACATGGAGTTCGTCTGGCCAAACACTGTGAGATAGCGGACGCCTGTATCTACATTGCCAACCGTCGCCGTGGTGGCCGCCGTGCTCGTCGAGGGAAGTTCGACGCCTGTTGGGTATGCCAACACTGTGACGGTCGCGCCTGGGAGCACTGGATCTGGATTCACGAGTGCATAGTAGGCCGGGTCGATGATTTCGCTCGGAGTAGCGCTCGACGTTGGATCGATGAAGGCGTAGAGGTTGAATCCTGTCGCGCCGTAGGTTGCGCCGAGCGATCCTGTGATCGCCAGATACGCGGGAATGGCCGGCAGCGTCACCGTGAGGTCAACAGGACCTCCTGTGGTGTTTTTCCAGGTCAGCACCTTGGATGGATCGAGAACGCCTTTCACGTTGACAAGCGAGTTGACTCCCTCGCCCACAGTGTTGACCATTGTGGCCGCGAGATACACCGTTGCTCCGTCGATGATAGGTGAAGCAAGATCAACGGTTGTTGTTGGAGTGATCGGCGCGGGCGCGTCTGGTAACCCAGAGATAAAGATTGGCGTGCTTTCGGTCCATGCGGCCGTGTTGTCGGCCACTGTCCCGTTGTAGGTCGTCGGCCACGTCGGCTGGCTGGCAGCGTTTCCGCTCGTCCCGGCTGTCGTGCAGCGATAGACGTATCCTGTCTGCTGCTCTACCCATGTTCCCTGTCCACCGGTCTGCCCAAAGGTCTGGAACGTTGATGGGGAGACAATCTGGCCGACGCGATAGAACGTGTTCGGATTCCACGGCGCGGCAAAGGGAAGGTCAGATGCCGGGTAGAGTGTCGAGTCCGCAGAGTTGTAGATCAGGACAGGACCTTGAGGAAGAAGCAAGTCAGTGAGCGCCACCAGGAAATTGTTGAATGCTTGGCGCATCGTAGGGTTGAGTCCTGTCGGGATCGTGATGCCTGAATTTGTCGTGAATCCAGCGGTATTGAGCACCGTCGACGCAGCCTGGATGAACGGTGGGCAGGAATAGAGCGAACCAGTCACCGACCCGTAAGCGAAGATCAGGATGGTTTCGACAGCCTGGAGATTGAGTGTCCCTGGCTGGGCGGCGAGGTACCGAAGTAGGCCACCGCCCGTCAGAGAGTTGTTGGCGCCGAAAGTCAACTGGGTAGAGTGGCCGAAGCGTGCGGCAACGGATTGTGCCGTGTACCGCACGTTCGTAGCTACGGTAGCCAGTCCGAGAGGGAGATTTACTGAATCATCCCACTGACAGGATGAACCATACCGCGGAATGACAATCGGCTTTGCACCCTCGAAATTGATGGCTTTACCCTCGGATCAACGTGGTTTAGATGCGACCCTTGGGGCCTTCCAAAAACAGCACGAACACGCCGGCCAGAATCTCAGCCGGATAGGCCCCTGTTGCCAGTTCCGTGTTCTCTGCGGTGAAGATGCGCAGTTTCCAGTTGTTGAGAGTTGTTCCTGGAACCAGGAGAGCACCAGCTCCAGCAGGGGACGAGCATACCTCAGAGTGAGTGATAATGCCCGGATAGCCGATGGTCGCATCCATCTGTCCGATGGTCGGCGTGATGGCCTGGAGATTCACCGTGTCGCCGCCGGGAGTGGTCTCGACGAGGCTGGATACCGTGATGGACAGGACCTCAGCGCCCTTGTTGGTTGCGATCGACAGGACCCCATTGGTGATCGTGCCGGTGTAGACCGAACCGCTGGCTGTGCCGAGCGCTCCGCCGGTGAGCGCCAGAGCCAAAGCAACCGCTGCCGCCGTGGCTGTCGCTGGAGTCGCACTGGTCAAGTTGGTGTAGGTCGCCATATTGACGGCCTGGGTGCCCGCGCCGGTCCCGCCAGAAGTCGAGAACGTGACTGATCCGGAGAGAGCCGAGCCGACGATGAATCCTGCCGTAGGACCCTTCAGCGCGGCTCCGGCGGCCGATTGGGTGAACTGGGTTGTCGGGACCGCTGTCGTCGGGCCCTGATAGTTTCCGCTGGGCGTGGCGATGAGGTAGAGCTTCTTGGTCCTGAGTTCGTGGTTGACGGTCTGTACGGTAAGTGCGAGGGACATGGTGAAGCTCCTCCTCCGGGTAGACTCCCCGGACACGCCGAGTTGATCTCGACAGTGGAAAGAGTAGCATCATCGAAACTCTAGCTGAACGCCTTACCGCCGGCTGCGATGGGATAGGCCATGCCGCGCCGAGTCCCGCGGAAGTGGATCAACTGGGCCTGGGCGACCATCACCATGAGATTGCACAGATTCTGCTTGTCCCGCGCCAGACTCTTTTCGAGCCGGGGAACCAGTTTGCCCATGTTGTTGTTCAGGGAAGCAATCTCCAAAGCAACCTGTCGCGCCAGAATGAATCCCACGCCGCGCATCACACTCTGCGCATTGTCGGCATACACATCGGCCAGCGCGTAGAAATAGACGCGAATCGTTACCGGCGTGTAGCTGGGAATCAATTGGATCGAGCCCTGGGCCCACCGATACTGCCAGCATCCGAGATTGTCGGCCTGCACGTCATCGAGTTCGTCCACTGGATCAGATTGCAGGTAGGCGGTATCGGGCTGCCCCTGAATCTTCCAGTCGATCCGCTTTGGACGCAGGAACCACTGAAGAGGCATACCGGGCGCGAACTGGGGAGCTAAGTCAACCGGAGGGCATGTCCCGTTTTGGCCGGGCGTGGCCGACGGAAGATTGATGATGGCAATCTGTTCCTGTTGCTGGATACCGAGTCTTTCGAGGGTGATCTCAAAAGACTCGTTCTCCTGGTCGATGAATGGAAGGATGTAGGCGTTTGAGAACCGAGCATTGGCCGGGTCGTCCAGCATTACCCCGACGCGCTTTACGATCTGGCCAACAGTCAGTACCGCCATTGAGTTTCACCCCGCAAGGGAAAGAGTAGCACTGCGCTACTTCTCTTCTGCAGGCTTCTCCTTGCCTTTCTTGCCGGCAACAGCCTCTGCAACTGCCGTTGCGATTGCCGTTCCTGTCCTGGTGGCGTCGATTGATTTGTACTGGTCCTCCGCTTCCAGCAGGCGCATCGCGCTCAGGCTCCTAGGCTTGATACCGCCCTGCTTCAGCCGCGCCGACTTCTCCTCGATGGACTCGGCAACGTAATCCGAGATGCCCATTTCCTTCAGGGTCCCGCGGGAGAGGCGTTCCAGCGACTCGTCCTCTTCCGTGATGGCTCCAATTTCGTATGCCTTCTTTGGATCAAGCACGTAGGGTCCGCGCATCCCGCCGCAACCAGGATTGGTGCAGGACACGGCGCCAGGTTCACAACGGCGCGCGCACTGCGGACAAGTTTCCGGCTTGGTGTCCAGGTCCCGCTTCTTTTCGACCCAATCCGGCAGAACCTGGATGTGTCCGAGCTGGTAGAGACGTTGTGCCGCAGCCTTCTCAGGAAATCCAGGGCGCTCATGGGCTCGCTTGCTGAGATCCATCGTGTTGCCGCGGCTGACACGCTCGAACATCCACGCTACTCCGCTCTGCCGCTTGGCCTCCAGCGCCTCTCCGTAGGTCATCCCGCCGTGCTGAGGCTCGGCGCTCCTGGTCGCAAGCCACGCAGGATCTTCGATCAGGAGTGCCATCCGGTGATGCACTTCCTCGTCGCTCATCCCGTGGGTGCTGAAATTTCCCTGATAGATGAAAACTCCCTGGGGATTGGTGCCGCTGAAGTCGCTGGCCAACTGGATCGGAGCCCACTCGAAAGCCGTCGTCGGTGAATCAACGTGCTGTTTCGTGTTGTCGATGAAGTATTGCGAGAACACGTAGAGCGCATACGGCTCTTTGGACTTTGGCGGCTTGATCACGGCCACTTTGAGTGGGAAGAGGTAGGAATCACTTCTCAGCTCAATCGGCAGGAAACTGACGACGCCGGCCGCAATGGTTCCGAGGGCTCTGATCCTGCCGCGCACACTGCGTTCACTGCGCTCGAATGCCGGATCAGTCTTGCGTCCCATGGCCTTGTGGTCTATCGCCGGCAAGTTCACCGTCTCCCGTGTGCCCTGCGGCGTCACAACGGTTACGGCAACCTCGGCACCGATGCGCGGTCCGTTCTCTTGTCCCGCAAGATCGCGCTCGTGTTGCACTTCGGCTGGTGTGGCCTGTTTGGCGATCGCGTCTCCCGTGTATCCCTTCGCTTGAAGGTCTCTGAGTTCCATCGAAGCTCCTTTGGCGGTTAGTTTCCGTAATGGCTGGTGAGTCCTGCGTGTTCGGCTGCCAGTGCGCGAGCGCGGCCGGCCTCCAGGTAGGTTGAGAAAAACGGCTGCATGGCTGTCATGTTCGCCGCCGATGAGTCCCGGCGCCACTCGGCGTCAATATAGTCCTGTTCCGCGCGCATCTCCGCATCTCTCTTCATGACGTAGGTCTCTGGGGACATTGACAGGACCTCAGTCTGCATCATGTCCCACATTTCAATGAGACGGTCGAGGAAGGGTCCTGTGGGAGCCTCTGGATAGGGCCTGAATCCCTCGCCCATCACCGAGATGTAGCCGCCGCGGTACGGGTATGGTCCGAGCTTCGGCAGACTGGTTCCCTGCACAAGCTGGCTGTTCCACCATTGCGGCGTTCCAAAGTAGGCCGGCGGCATCCAGCGCTCCAGCACCCATCCTGGGAAGTCTGCGAACTGAGCATACTTGAGTCGGCGGCGCATCTCTGTGACTTGGCGCTCGGCGACCGTGTTCTGTGTGAGGCCATTCCCAGTCTCGTCCGTTACGAGTGTCCCGCGGGACTCAATAGGCAAGTTCGGGTCCCAGTCGCTCCACTCTCCCGCTGAGAACTGCCAGAGAAAAGCTGTGTGGACGAGGCGGTATAGCGGGTAGCCCATGAAGCACTCGCCATGGCGTTGGCGTAGGTACTCGTTCGTTTCGACGTTCTCTGGGCCAGAGTAGCCGTCGAGTTCGGCGTGATTCGGCATGTGTCCTAGTCTACCAAACAGACAAAAGCAAGCCAGTGGAACCCTTTCGGAATCCCACTGGCCACTTCGATCATTGTTCAGCCGCTGGCTTAGTAGCCTACAGGCTCAGGCAGACCGCTGATATAGCACTGGGTCTTTGTTGAGGAGCAAAAGTGCTGCTCGGTGTCGATCATGAACGATGCAAACGTTGCAGTGGGCAGTCCGTTGGTCCCGATCTGAGTGAAGATCGTCCGGCCCTGGTCATTGAACCAGAACGGGGAGTCGCCCCACTTGATCGAGTTCCAGCTTTCCCGATAGAGGAAGTCCACGCGGGACATGTTTGCGTGAATGTTCATCAGGAACGGGTTGCCGGCGGCTTTCATATCGCCAGTGGTCAACAGGTCGAATCCGGCGCCAACGCTTCCATCGGTGCGATAGAAGTTGGTCAACGATAGGCCGCTCTGCTCGTAAACAGCCTTCTGGCTCAAGTGCATGTGCATCTTGAACTTTCCGCTGGTCACGGCCGCTTCGCCGATGGCCTGGATGATCTGGTCCAAGCCGAGACGGAACAGCGGGGGGGTCAAGCTGGAGCCGCCGGCTGCCACGCCATTGGACAGGATGAAGTTGTTCGCTGCCTGGGTCCTGTCAATACCGATAGTCAATCCAGTGGGGCTGTTGTTGTTCCAGTACGGCAGGCCATAGACGAACTGCGGAGAACCGGAAACGAGACCGCCGAAGCGGATCACGTCACCCGCAACACCGTATGCCGTATCAACGGTCAAAATCTGCGCCCCGCCCAAAGGAGCCTGTACGGCTGTGACATTGGACGTGTTGACGTAGTTCAGGCCGTTGTAGATATCGATGTTGTTGCCGATACCGAAGGTACGCGCGCCAAAGTCTGCGGAACTGAGGGTATAGGTTCCGCCAGCGCCGGTAGTCACGGCCGAGATGGTTGCCCAGTAGCCGGTCCCGTCGCCGTTGCACAACGCTTCATCGCGGGTGATGGCGAGTTCGTCAACCGCATCCGTCATGGTCTTATCGACCACGTTGGCCACGGCCAGGGTATCGCTCGATGTGGTGATGGCCGCCAACTGGGTCCATCCAACGGACACGGCGTAGGCGATGGGCTGAAGGAAACCTTCCTGCCAGGCCGGCGAACCCGGAGCGGGGAAGTTGGCCGAGCCGTCCAGATAGACCGCCGACCGCACGCCGGGGAGGGCATTCTGGAACGTCACACGATAGGTGTGCTCGGAAACCTTCTGCGCCTTGGCGCCGCCCTTGAGGAACTTGTCGAGGGAGTGGTCCTTTTCCACCAGCAACTGAGGCTGATTCCAGACACCCTCCAACATAACTGCTGCTGCTCCAACCGCTGCTTGAAGAGCCGCCATGAGTCACAACTCGCTGTCTCCGGGTCCTGTCCCGGTGGTGATCGTCAATCCTGAGTACGCAACGCGGGATAGATTTAGGCTGCGATGCCGCGGGACTTTGCATGGGCAAGCATCATCCCAATGCGCGTTTCCGCTTCACCTTCAGGTGCCCGTCCGCCATTGGCTGCCTTGAACGCTTCGACTGCGCGCGCTTGCATCTGCGCGGCGTCTCCGGTTCCTGCGGCTGCTGGTGCGGGTGCCCTGCCTCCACCTACCTCGCTACGGGCTGCCTGCTCCCGTGCGGCCTGCGCTGCTGCGCGTTCATCGGCTTTCTTGCCAACTGAAACCCCCGCTTCCTTGAAGATCGGTCTTGCGATCGTCACAAGTTTGTCGCGGGTGAACTGAGCGGCCAAAGCAACTTCTTTCTGCCGTCTTGCCGCGCTCAGTGGTTCCTGCCGGATGCGGTCGAGTCGCGTGTAATACGCTGTCGACGCAGGATTACCACGCTTCAAAGCAGCCGTAAACGCCGCATTGATCTCACCCTCAACCGCCTTTAGTTCAAGGGGGCTTAGGGCTGTGGCCTGTCCCAGCAGTCCAGTGAGAGCGGTTTGGAACTGCGAGAGCGACTCGCCGTCGACCGCTGCCTGGTGCTGCTTGTACGCTTCCGTGGTGGCTGTCTGGCGCTCGGTGCGAATTCTCGCTTCCTGCGCGTCGAGTTCCGCTTTACGAGCCGCGAGAGCAGGGTCTGCGTTCTGGTCTTGATCCGCGGTGGAGGGCCGCAATCCTACACTCTCCATGACCAAATCGAAGGCTGCTGACACGTTCTCGTCGTTCAGTGCTTCTACTTTCTTTGCTACCTTGAGCGCAAATCCGCGCTCAAAGATCTTGTCCAAAAACTTGCCGGCGGTCCCGTCGGTGAGGACATTGCCGTTCGCATCCTTCCGAATGTTGCCATCGGCGTCTCGCAGGGCCGAGCCTTCAATCAGTTTTGCGACAAAAGCGCTCGTGCCCTTCTCTACGTCACGACTGATCGAACTGTAGGCTTCGGCGAACGCTGCGTGCTCGTTGGCCGTATCGGCGATGACCTTAGCCTCTTCCGGAGAGGCGAAAATCTGCTCGTATGGAGCCAGGCGCTCCGCAATCCGAGCATTGGCCAGAATCTCGTTCCTGATCTCGGCGGGGAGCGCGGCCTTAAGCGCAGGATCGGCGTCGAGCTTAGCAGCGAGGTCGCGGGCTCCGACAGGACTCTCTTCATCAAAGGAATAGTCCTCGGTGTCCTGCGCGGCTGGGGCGGCATCATCTTCCTCGGCGTGGATCTCGTCCTGATCGGCAGGATTGGCTACCGAGGTGTCAGCCGGCTTCGGCTGTTCAACAACCGGCTCAGGCGTCTTCTCGCCCTGGGTCTTATTGAAAGCATCCACCATGGCCTGCTGCCGGGCATCGCTATCGAGTACGGGAGATGCGGCAGGAGTCGAGGGCGTGGCTGCTGGAGATGGTGTTACGGGAGTCGTGCTGGCGGCAGGACTCGAAACGGGTGACGGCGAGGCGGCGGCGGGTGTGGATGCCGGGGCGGCGGCAGGGGCGGCGGGAGTGACGATAGGGCTGCTCATCGAGAAAAAGAGTAGCACGGAGATACAAATGCTCAACTTCCCGGCTGTCCTGGCGCTCCGCTACCAGCCCCTCGCTGCTGCCCCTGATTGGACTGAGCCTGCATCGTGAGCGCTGCGGCTGCCTGCTGCTGCTTTGCCATCTGTGAACTGACGGTCAGGTAAGCCAACACGTTGCCGTAGCCCTTGGGATTCGTCTCCTGCTGCTCCCAGTTAGCCAAGAGCCATTGTTTTGCCTCGCTCTGACAGATGGCCGGATCGTCTACGTTCGGCTCTGGCGTGATCGACGGAACCACGATGGGCGGTCCCTGGGGATTTGCTGGATTCGGTTGAGCAACAGGACCATTAGGATCCTGCGCCAGCCGGTGAATGATCTTCTCGATCTTGGACAACTGCGCATCCAAGGGGAGTTTGATCTCTGGCGGCAAGAGATATTGCGCCATGACGCGCTGAATCTTGGGATCGGCGAGCATCTGGGCCACGATGGGCATTTTCTGATTCTCGGCCAGGAGCTGCATGAGACGGGCCTGAATCTCTTCGTAGGTGGCCGGGAACCCTGCATCAGACTCGGGATAGGTGAAGAAGTCGCCAGAAAGTTCGGCTTTGAGCATCCTGATCGTCTTCCAAGAGCCCTGCGTCTCGCCCTCTTCGACGATCTTGATTTCCTCATCCATGTTCTCGACAGAGCATTTCACCGAGAGACGTGCTGCGTCCGCATCCTCGCCGCGCATCTGGTCGATGTACTGCTTCAGCCGTCCGAGAGCCGTGTTGAGGGCCTGCTCCTGCCCGGCAGCCGTCTCGATATGGCTGTCTGATCCGCCAAATACCTGGGGCATCACACCACACAGGAACTGCGCGCGTGTGGTCAGGTTGTCGGCGTACTTCCAGATTTCAGGGTCGGGCTGGAAAGTGAAGTGGTGGAACAGATCAGACATGGGCGTGCGCTGGCCAGTTTCTTCATCGGTCCTGCTGACGCCTGTGAGGTTTCCAGGGGTCGCAATCTTGTTCTGCAGTGCGTTTCCGTCGATGGCGTCCGCGTCGAAGAATCCGGCGCCGAATGCGATGCGATCGGCATAGGCCTCGATCTTGTTGACAATCTTGGTGACGCGCTCCTGCACGTCCATCACGACTTTGCCGGCGGCGAACGGATATGCTCCCAAGCCTTTGATCGTCCCGCACCACGTCCAGTGGTCCTCTTTCGCCTCATTCACCGCATCGAGGAAGGTATCTTCGCCGCACTGAACAAGTTTGCAGCCTTTCGGGTACCGTGCAGCGAGTTCCTTGGCCAATTCCTCATCATCAAGTTCGTTGAATGCCACAACGTCAATCCAGCAGCGGGAATACGAAACTAGCCCCTCGGTAGTGATGGCGCGCGCGTTGGAACCAGGCGTGGTCTGCTGCTGACGGCCGCGCTTTGCCTGATCCCCGTCCGTCGCCGCATCGCTGCCCATCGAAGCGCCGATAGCTGCATACATCGCTGGGTAGGCCGCTCTGACCTTGGCGGCGGATAGCTCAATGGTGTAGTCCAGGATTTCCGTGTCGGCAATTGGATCTTCGAGAGCGTCGGGGTTTTGGTCGATCATCAGACCATTGCAGATCGTGAAGGCCGTCATTCCGTTGGCTTGTTCGATCTCTCCCACTGTGACTGGCAAATCGAGCATATCGCCTTCGTACCAGTCCTTTTGGCCAAGTGGAGCTCCGCAATTTGAGCAAACCGGAGTCGAAGAGAATGGCGTGTGTCCTGTGTCGGGCGTGAACTTTCCGCAGTTTGCGCAAAGATACCCGTCAGGAGTGACCTTTACGGGCATCGTCTTTTTCTGCGGTACTAGCGATGTGCCAGCCTTTTTCTGGTCGATGGTGTAGCGCGTGTATCTCCAGAATCCTCCGCAAGTCCACATATAAAGCAGCTTCAACTGATGGAGGGATGCCGCCTTATTCTTGCGCTCGTTGAATGCTTGGATGGTCGATGCCTTGTTGGCAATCTCCAGGTCCTGCTCATCCTGCGCGTCGGCTGGCTGGTAGCGAACCTTTCCCAGATCCACCATCAGGGCCGCGATAAAGATCATCAGGAACGTCTGGTAGATGTTGTCGTTGTGCGCGTATAGGTCGGGGTCTTCCCCTTGCCCAAGGAACCCTGCCATGAGTTGATTGATCGTGTCGAGAGCGGCTGATTGGTCGTTCAGGAGCGCGAACGTGCTTCCACGGATAGCTTCAAAAGCCCGCGTTGCCTCCGAAATGAAGCGTCTGCGCTTTGGCTGGTACCGCTGCTTGAACGTCGTGCGCAGTTCCATCAAAGCTGCCTGAACCCGCTGATCCATCTGAGCGTTGGCCGCTACCTGCTCACCAGTGAGTTCCTGGGGAGCGTCTGCGGTAGGGTCCGCACTCTGCGCAGGGCTCGCGCCCGAACCGTTGGCATTCAGTTGCTGCATCGCGCTCTGCGGGGCCGCTGCGGTCGCCATGTGTCTACGCCCTCTCTGCTGCTTCGATCTTGGCTAGTATTTCTGGAGGGACTGGTTTTGTCTCTAAAGTTCCGACGGTTCCAATCTTGGGAGTCCTGCCAAGTTGCTCTTGCGCGCTTGAAATCTGGGAGCGCACTCGATGGGTCCACTGGTCGAGTTCAATTGGTCCCAGCATCCGGCCAAACTCCTGGGCGGCCAGTTCTGCCATGACAAACGGATTGTTCGGATCGACGTTTGCCCAATCGACTTCAGGAGCATTCTTGCGCGTGACAGGACTCGGAGCGTTCTCTTTTCGGTGCCGGACTACTGCCGGCTGGACCATGGCGAAGTTTTCAGGGAGGCTTACTGATACGGCGACAGGTTCTGCCAGCCGCTCGGCCAGGACGGCGTTCTGAGCCTCAAGTGAGGCGATCAGCGCATCCTTGGCCGCGACTACTTCCATGTGGTGATCGCGGCTGATCCAAGGGAGCTTCACTCTATGGCCACTCCGAAACGCGAACTGCAGTTGTGGCGCCCATCGATTCGACTTGGCAGTAGACTGTAGCCGGCGCGGCGTAGGTTGCGCCGTTGTAGTTGACCGGCGTCCCGACGAAAGGCCCGCGGCCGATGTGGTCTTGGCTGCCAATCTTCACAGGCTGCTGGGCGGGAGGGTACTCGGATACGCTTCCGTTCGGCCAGGTAACTTTGAGTCCTGCCGCGACACCGGAACCGTCTTCCGCGATCTCGACGTAGCTGGCGAATATCTTGGCCACCAGATTGACCTGGGCGGCGCTTGTCACTGCCTGTGGGGCTTGAACGACGGGACCAAACATGGCGTTACTGACCCCCTGCGAATGGATTTCCGCCTGAAGACTGCGGCTGGTCGTCTGCGTCGTTATCGCCAGAGAACGGCGATTTCCCCGCAGGCGCGGTCGGCTGAGCACCTTGACCAGGTGCCATGACCTGCTGGGCGCTCCTCTGAGCTTCAGGGCCATGCTTTCCGGCCATCGCGTCTTGCATGTGCTGGTGGAGCTTAGCCGGGTGCATCTTCGCGACGGCTACGCGATGTTCGGCGTCGGGATCCCCCTTCGAATCACCCAGCTTTTCGCGCGCCTTGGCCTTGATCTTTGCCTCTTCTTCTGGAGAGATGTTTCCAGCGTGCTCCGAGCGCGTTGCGCCCGAGATCGCCATTCTCGCGTGAACTGGGTCAGATACCGGGAAGCTCTTCCCTGGTCCTGCGAAGTCTTTGCTCGGCATTCCGCGCCGGTCTGCTGCTGAAAGAACTGCCATTGTGCCCCTCCGCGAACAGGAAAAGAGTACCACGGCAAACAGAAAGGCCGCCCTCTCGGACGGCCCTCTGTGCTCCAGCGTATTCCGCAGTCTCCTTTCGATTATGAAGTGACGTTCAGAGTCCTGTCGTTCGATGCCATCAGCATTTCGCGCAATGCGTGCGGAAGAATGACACATCCTTCGCTTGCCGAGTGGTCGAGCGCTGAATTGTCGCCGTGGATCATGAATCCTGAGCGCGCGTAGGTATTAGTCCCTTCTTGTGGAGTCAGGTGCGCGACGATTGGTCCCTTACCGCCTGGATCGTCAAAGAATCGTCCGATGGTCCACTTGCCGACCGGGATCGGGCCGCGCATGGGAACATTCTCCATCTCGACGTTGTTGAGTCCTGCACCGTTTCCTGAGTACCCCTCGCCGAGACAGGCACCTTCAGGATTGATCAATTTACCGCTTGTGACCTCGTAAGTCCACATTTCTCATGCTCCTTATGGGGTGTGTCGCGCGATTGCCGCGCTGATGTCCATAATATCGCCAGCGCGTTTGACTGGCTGCAAATACCATGGAACAGGACGCAGATAATCCGCTCTGGCCTTGTCTGCAACCTGCTGAAAGTCTCCTGCAATTGCATTTCCGTGCGCCGTGACCCCGGCCAGATTGTCGAGCAGATCGCCGATGGCTTTACGCTTTAAAAGCACATCGAGGTCAGTTCCGGACTGCATATATGCCGCCAGGAGTGGCTGGGCGGCCGCGATCGTCCGCTTCCCTTCGGCAAGCGTATCCGTCGCCTCTCCAAGCGTCCCAGTTGCTGCATCAGCAGTTTTGTCCAAGTGTCCTGCCGTGTCCTTGACCGCATCGCCCACCGTGTCGAGGTTGTGCGCCACTGCGGTGACGAGAACTCCAGTCTGTTGAACCTGCTGCGCTGATCGAGCCGCCAGGATTCCGACGTTCTTCTCGGTTTGGCTGAGCTGCTGGATTGGGCCGCAGGTGTAGTTTCCCTGGAAGTCCTTGCACGGCGCGTTGATCGCGTCCAGTGTGGCGTTCAATTTGGCGAGTGTCGCTGTCGGGGATGCTTCACCCCATTGCTGGAGAGCCCAGGACGCATAATAGCTGACTGCAGCGGTCGATAACGCGACGATCAGGATTCCTGCGCCGAGAACCCATTGAAGATATTTGCTCATGCTCTCACCTGAAAAATCAGCCGGCGTGCAATACGCCGGCTGCCCAGAATGTTGAGTTTCCCGTGAGGTTGTTTTCGTGCATCACGCGGAAGGAGGTGCCGCGCAATCTTGGTTAGGCCGACGCTGTATTCGCGGCGACCGTCGAAGTTACGGCCGATGCGGTCGGAAGTGCTCCAATAAGTGCCTTGATTTCTTTCAGAACCAGTTGGATATTCGCCTGGGTGGTTGCGTTCTTGAAACCGCCCAAGGAGAGCAGATCCGTGAGGTCTGATTCGATGCCGGAAACGACCGAAGTCAAGGTCGGTGTCGCTCCAACCGCCGTGATCAAGCCCTGAGCCGCGATGATCTTTTGCTCGATGGTGTTGAGCAAATTCGTTACCGCTGTTCCAGCCGCAGCTCCGGCCTCGATAGTGAACGCTGTTTCGATGAGCGGGGCGACGAACTGCAGAACTGTCCCTGCTACCGCTGCAACGCTCGGAGCCTTTGACCAGAGTTTGGAAAGCTCCTTCTCGAACCTGCTGGCGAATGATTCAACGTCTTTGATGATTCTAAGAAAACTCATGTTTTGCGCCTCCTTGGCGCTTGCAAGCGTGCCCGTGGGGCGTGTTGAGTCGATCGTGACAGTTACGTGCGGCGCCGCGTCACTTAGTTGTGTCGTCGGGAAAGGTGGCGCCAGGGTTGTTGATGGTGGCGTTGGGGCCTGTGGAGTTACTGGTTGCGCTGGTGTGACCGGCAAAGGCTCCGAGCGCACCGGAGACAAGATTTGAGGCGATTGCGAGGACGGCGGTTCCAACTTGGACCGGGTCCGGGTGGAAAAGGACGGCCAAAGCAACTATCACCCCCAAGACTGCGAGTAGAACTGCCCAGAACGGCTCCGGCATCTTCACGCTGTTCCCCTTTGCAAAAGGTCATCCGGCTGAGGTAAATCGTGTGGAATTTCCGGCGGAATTGGTGCCAACGGATTCATCGTACACCCAAGTTTATCGCGACTTAAACAAAAAACTCAGTCCCCACCCGAGAATTGTTCCGATAGAGGTAAATGAAAAGGCAATCCCTGCAACGAATGTCTTCCATTTTTCAAGTTTACTCACACGATCATTTATACCTTGGATCACCGTCGGCAAATCCTTCGTGCGGTCGACAACTAGGGCCACGGATATCTTCAATTCGGCAAGAGCTTCGCCATGCTCTTCGAGGAGTTTTGTTTGCGCATTCTCGCGCTCTCTGGCCATGGAGTCGCGTTCTTTGGTCAGACGTTCAATGTCTTTTTGGAGCGCGTTCACTCCATCGAACTGGTTTCCGTTCTTGCGACGATCAATCATCTTTTCTCCTAGTTGCCAATTGCCCAAACGATTGGAGTGATTGCGTCAAAGGAGTGGTCAGCGTTCCTCTGCATCCAGACGACGACACTGGTTGTCGAACAGGATTCCTCTTGGAAAAAAGACATATTTGTGTCTACTGGAGACGTGTTGAGGTTACTAACAGTGACTGTGTAACAGGCGGTTGGGAACGCCACCGGAAGAGTTACTGTCTGCGGAGATCCAGATGTTGACTGGAGGGTTCCTGTCGCCCACTCCATCCACTTGCCGTCTGGAAGTACCGTGCATCCTGCCGTCGAACTGCTGGTATACGCGGAACAAGCATTAGTGAAATTCGTTCCTGCGGTGACTCTCCCATCTGCTTGGACTGTGACGCTTGTATAAGTTCCGGCTGTGACGCCAGAGGCTGCGATGGTCGGATTTGGATAGGTACCTGCCAGTGATCCGCCGGCTACGCCACTTGGCGGCAGGCTACTTGGTGTCCCGGTGATCTGCGAGTAGGTGTAGTCTCCCGAGGCAGGAACTACGGCACCAGTGCGCACGTTACCAGTGGGCCCAAAGGATGTGACGACCGCGGTCGATGGAAGGGGAGAGCAGATGGGGAGCAGCGCCGCGGTTATTCCTGTCATGAACTGGGGAGATGGGCAACCGGCAGGCGTCGACCCAAGAACTATTCCTCCAGTGGCGTCCAGCGGCCCAAGAACCGTTAGGCTGCCCGCGAACTCGCCGCCATTTCCTTGAAAGAATCCAGTCAGATTGAGGTTTCTGTAGGTCGCATCCTGCAGATTTGGCGGTGTCTGTGAGCAGGCAATAGGCTGCTGTGCATTCAGGTTCCAGACCCCCTGCGTCGAGATCACTTGGTAGCACTGCGGCGTTCCCTGGACTGCTCCATTGGCCACATATGCAAGCTGGTACTGGCTGTTCCCCGTGGTCCCGTTGCAGGTTATCAGGTCATTTGGCCAGACCGATGCGTTGACCATGCCTGATCCGTTTGCCTGTACTTGGTAGCCCTGCTGGACGATTACCGAGTAGCCAGCGATCGCAACAGGACTTGGACAGTTCTGAAGTTGGATTGAGACACCGGCGTAAGGGAGTCCTGTCCCGATGATCGATCCGAGGTTGCCTTGAACGGGTAGTGGATTTGGAACCTGGGCGAGCGCCATGAGAGCGCCGAATATCAAACCGAAGCAAATCAGAAGCCGAGTGATCCAGCGCATTGACGTCATTCCCCTTTGCAGGGAAAGAGTAGCATTGCCGATCAGACTGGTCGGCTTCGCTTGCGGAGGGTTGCCTTTTTGGAGTGGATGAACTCGACTTTTGTGTCCTGCGGCCGGCGCGGCTTGCTCACAAAAGGAACCGGATTCTTTCCGATTCCGCGGCAGGACTCTTCAAGTTCCCAGCTTGACACGCATTCAGGACATGGAATTGGACGATCTGGCTTATCTTCGGTTCGCGCCACATATTTTCCGTGGATCGCGCATTTCATCTTCGAGAACCAGTAGCGATTCAAGAGCACCGCGTCGTTCAAGCGGCCTCCTGGTGATGGCACTCCGGGCAGGAGTAGAGGCCATGCTTGCAGCGCACATTAGTTCTCCCGCTAATCGCTTGAAATTCAGATTTTAGTTGTTTGGCGTACTGAAAAACTTCTCTAGGAATTACAGGCATCGGCATGGCGTCGATGGTCTGCTCAACATCCTGCACCGTCACCTGGGGAATCTCCGCGCACGCAGTTTCAATCTCTTCTTGGGTCGTATCAGCATCGGCTGCGATGAAAGCCTCCACAGGACTTTCGACGACTGCTTTCCGGCGCCGGTCCACTCCCGCTGCATTCCAGCGCGTCGATTTGCACTTTCCGCAGCGCTTGGACTTCTCAGGCTTCTCGAAGAGAGGGTTTACAGTCCCGTCGGTCGAGCGGTGCTTCGGCAGCCATGGCTCACCGCACACGTCGCAGAATGGAACCTGGATTTTCTTGATTGCCATCAGCGAAGTCCCTCCAGCCAAACATCGTCACAGGGAATTCCATCCCAGTCGAAATCAATCTCGTCGCGCCAAATCGCTCTATTTCGACCATTTTTCATTTGCTCAGGCTCCAAAGCATCGAGAGCATGGTGTCCGGCCGCGATTGCCATCTTCATAATCTGCTCATGGCGATAACTCTTCTCCAATTCTGCCCACGGGAAGACCGTATTCCTAAGCATAAGCAAAACGGTTTGTCCCATAATCAGCGCATCATTGGCGGCGATGCGGCGAAGAGAATGAGCAGATACCAATGAGATTATTTCCATTTTTACGATCTCAGAATTCTGTCGACATCCATGAGTGAAGTTTCGACTGTCTCGCCAGTTTCCCCAACAATTTTACGTTTGAGAACTTCGCGGATACGAAGAATCTTAGCGTCCTCTACGTCAGGTGCTTGTCCGTGACATGAGACGTTCACGCTAACTGCGAGTGCTTTTGCTGGAAACTTTTTTCCCTCAATGATTTCCATGAATGCAATATACCACTACTAGAACATACGCACAATGGTGAGATTGCTACCGTGTCGCTTCGAACAGGAACCACGCGCGCCGCTCGGCCTCGTCAATCCAGACCTCGATCATCGCCGTGGAGGCGTAGTCGCCCACGCTCTCTGTGACCGCATGGCAGGACCGCAGACGGGTGACGATGGTCCTGTTGTCGGCCAGGAGCTCCAGCAGCATCGTCTTGGGCGCCATGCCGGCCTCGTCGCAGTCTTTGATCTTCGACAGCCGGGCAATCTGGCCAATCGACCTGATCGTGGTCCCGCCGGTCTTCCGCACGCGCTCGGCGATGTCGTCGGTGATCTCGTAGATTTGCGTGGCCTGGTCGTCCAGCATCAGGTGCCAGTCGCGGAAGTGCGGCCCGCTCATGTGCCAATGGAAGTTCTTGGTCTTGATGTAAAGCGCGTAGCAGTCGGCCAGCAGCGTGTTGAGCGACGTGGACAGCTTGAAGACTTCGACAGGACTGAAACCGTCTTGCACTTCTGATTCGGCCATGGTGGTCACCTGGGAACATGATACTTCCTGACACAGAAAGGCCCCAGCCGAAGCTGAGGCCAATCTCCACTCCAAGACGCTTTTAGGCTGCCGGCGCAGGATTGGCCGGAGCGACGGCCGCAGTAAGCGATGCAGTCGACGCCTGGAGGGCAGTGATCTTGCTTTCAATGTCCGTGGCGATCGTCTGCACGGCAGGATCTTCATTGCTTGCCAGTTCGGCTGTCAGGGTCTGAATCTCGGTCAGAACGGCCTGAGTAGCGGCTGTATTTGCGGTGACGGCGGCGGCGAGGTCAGTATCGGCCTGCTGCAATGCGGTGAGACCAGCTCCAGTGGTTGTGGACATGAATTGAATGCTCCTTCGAAGCTCTGCGAGTTCTTCTCTGATTTCCCTAAGCGCTTGCCGAGTCTGACGCTGATCGAGTTCCCAATTCATCGGCAGGACTCCTGTGAGGCGATTCTACACTGAAAGGCCCCCAGTGGTTGCCGAGGGCCTTTCAGGACGTGCGCTGTGGTTTGGAGGATGGTTCGGAAGGGGGAGCAGTGTTTTCCGACTGCTAGGTGGGAAATCTGCCCGTGAGGGAGTTGCGCCACTTCTCCCCCGTCCTGTTGACATTCTCTCACGACTTGTGCAATTCTGCAATTGCTAGGTGGTTGAGATTGCTCATGACCCCGAAAATTCGGTTTGCTCATGCTCAAACGCAGAATATTGCGTCCTCGTGCCTCTTGGCGTCTGTGCAGGCAATCGTCCAAGCGGGATGAGAGCGTGCTCCGGTGGCGGCATGGTGACTGACCAGGTAGCCCATCGTTACGGTGCATTGGGGCGTCTTGCGATTCTGTGAGCGTGAAGCATCGACGGCGAAAATCAGCGGGAATCCCCTTTTGAGGGTGACTCTAAAGCCTGAAACAAGCATGAGCAATAGCTCTAAGTGCTTTGTTTCTTCCCTGCGGGTTTGGGGAATCAGGGGTTTTAGAGAAGCAAAAACAAGAACAACAGCAAAAGCAAGAAAATAAGGAGAAGTCCATGTTGAGTGAAGTAAGAGGTATGGAATGGAATGCTCCAATGGTGTTCGAATCATTGGAACTTGCGAAGTCGGCAGCAAAAAGACTCGACAAGAAAATATGGTGCCGAATCCAGGGAGCGCCTAATTATCGCGTTGAGATCTACCCTGGTGGCAGGTCAATTGCATGGCCTCTGGACGGACTAGAGCGTAGGAGAGAACGTCAGGCTCCACTCGAAGAAGGCCACCACTGTAAGCATGTTTGGGATGTGCATACCGATAGCGATCCGTGCGCGGCTGGTATGCATATCGAGTCCTATGTACAGTGCTTACGCTGTGGGCAGATCAGGGAAGACAGAATCAAGATTTGCAAATGAAACATCAGTGCCTTTTTAGTCCTGCAAACGTCTCTGAGTGCTCGGCCAAATTCCAGTAGGGCATGAATGCGTCATCGGGCATAAGGCAGTAGTGATTCTGAGCCAGGAAGTCCTCCAGCGACGGCAGCGTCCCCAAGACAGACACTTTGTCGACCGACTTCGAGATTACCTGTCCTGTGCTTTCGACCAAAGTAAATACCCACACTCGGCCGCGCGCATCGCGGAACATCAAATCGTGGACAGTAATCATTTTTGGCATGGGCATCAGGACCCAACTTTCTTGCACCTGTAGTCGTCGCCGACCGGCAGGCACTGATTGTGGCACTCGCAGATACAGCGCAGAGAGGAGCAATTCGAGTGCCGCGGCGTCTTGCACGTAGCCGAGATGAACTCCGACTTCTCACCATCGAGTTCTGGCAGATAAACCCGCCGGCCTGACCGCACTTTGCGCCCCTGCGCCAGACTTGACCGTCCCAACCTTTTCAGAGCCATCCATCCTCCTCGCCCGCAGGCAATACGCCCGCGCCAACTTAAAGCCTACGGAGAGGCGAGATGCACTCGGGAGAGGCAGTAGCCAAGCGGAGCGACCGCTCCACAAGCGCGCACTGCGTCCCCGTGAAGTAACTTCGACCGTCAGGCCACGCTTCCTTCATCCGAGACAGAATCTTAACCCGATCCACATGCGTCTTTTCGTGAACCTCCTCGATAAGTTCGACCAGCGTCATCTCAGCCTCAACTCCCTTCGGATATTTCGTGCCAGATCCTGCACTTCAGCCGGCCCGAAATTGAACGGAATTATCAGACGCTGAACATGAAGATGTTTCTCCACCGTCCTGTGCTCGAACGTCTCAGGATCAACCTCGTCGACTAGAACTGTCCCAGTGTCCACCGTTGCGTCCCTCCGCTTGTACGGCTCCATCCACTTCTCGATTGCCGCATTCGCCACCATCTCCCACTCAGGCGGTATCCCTGCAAGCGACAATGCCCTACGTCTGCACTCGGCTGCTGTCATCAGTAGATTCTCTTTGGCCACGGAAACAGGCGCCACACAATCAATACATTACGCCAGCGCCATGACGCCATCAGCCACCCATACGTTTTGTTGCGGTAAATCATCGGCTTACTCTCGGTGCATGGCTCACAAAACGATCAGGACGCACACGAACCACAAAATCAAATGTTGAAAAACATTCCTTTGGAGGCCCGTCTACCGTAATTACCTGCCCAGGTTTCCAGTTTCCCAGTTGACGGTGAAGCATTTCCGTATCGACCTTTTGCGCATCGACAATTGTCGCCCTTGTGATACTCGGCCGTGCCCACTTTACGTTGTCCATAGGTCTCCTATCCACACCAATAGTGTAGTCTGAATTCCTTTGTTTGCAGGATTATTTTTTTGATTTTTCTGCAGGGAGTGCGAGTTTGCATATACGTGTAGTATCCGCGGAAAGTCGCCGTCGAGGGAGATTCGAGATTGTCGGAACCGGTTTTGGGATGGGTCTGAGTGGGAGGGTGTGTCGGGGGATGGTCGGCGCGAGGCGAGCGAGGAGTGAATGAGGACCAGGCGCCGGTCGGATCGGGATGGTCACCATGGTTGGATGCACCATTTATGAGGCAGATCGAGCTCTATAGCATCCAATACAGCGTCGGAGACCGCCAATAATCATGACTCCGGTGTGTCCACAATGGTTGCAAGCGTCGATTGGAGTTGATTTGGCCGGCAATATGGCGGCCGTGGTAACTCCTGGGAGGCTGCGAGGGTCCTTGGATGGCGTATTGTGGCGAATCTCACGGTCTGCTGACTCGCGGCGCTGCTTGATGGCGCGTTGGTCGGCAGCATTGCTGATGGCGGCGCGCGGAGCGCTGGATACCTTCACGTATGGCTCGACGTGCAGACCGTCTGTAATCGCTCCAACGATTGCATCCGAGAGCGTGCATCCATCCGCCTCGGCAATCTGCATCAGTTTGGCGTGCATCTCATCTGGCAACCTTACGGCGATCTTGACGCTCATTTGGTGCTCCAATCTGTCCGACACTCAAAAGTGTACTACAGCCTCTGTCCGACACTTTCGCCCCCAAAACACCCCAAAACAGCCTCGCCAGAGCCCCAAGGCGCCCTCCGTGGACCATCCGACAGCCTCCAGCACCTTGCTTTTCACCTTGCAAGCCGATTTGCGATTCCAAGCGCTCTCGCATCCTTATATAAGCGAATCACTTCCATCCACACCCGTAGAACTCACGACGATCTTTGCACCCCGCATACGACCCGGATTCCTGCTCTTCTTCCCGTTCTCGCGCCTCCAACGATCCCACCTGTCAGATCGACGATCACGCCAGTTTGGAAGCACGCCCTTTAGAATCAACGGTAAACTGCGCACAGAACGCGATGATGTGGAACTGTCAACATTCGAGGGGATTGGGAACTGTTCTGGAATGATGCCAGCCTTGGCCAAGACGGAGGCCAATTTGCCGTGATTGCGGCGCATGGCGAGGATTTGAGGCCGCGAGTATGATCGTGGGCCTGTGAATGAGTAGCATTTGACGGGATCGTGGCCTGAAGGCTTGAGAGAGTGGGCAGTATTGAGGAACTCACGACCGACACGCGCTGCGCGCACACGAGCCTCTTCGGAGCTCCGACAGGCTCCGAGACAACTGAGGGCGATATGCAGGGTCCTGCGGGACACTCCGAGCGCTGCCGATACCTGGTCGCAGTCGATGGTCACAGGGGCGTTCTCGATGCCTGGATGGCCGTCTGGAGAGTCCTGTGGGGCTGGGTGATACCACTCAAGGTAAGTCAGCACCAACGCGAGGGTGGGGCCGTGGAGCACTTTGGCTAGGCCGGCGTAGTACGGGATAGGCTCATTTGCGTCCATGACTCATCATATATGGAGCGGTTTTTAGCATAGCCAAGATCGGCGTCACATCTTTAAGTGATTGATTCGTAAAGGACAAAATTAAAGCTAAAATAAAGCTTGACAAGAAATAAGCATAAGCGCACTATTGGGACAGTTAAGTAACGAATCACCTTTTACCGGAGGAGATTGAAATGAACGCAGCCGCCCAAGCAATCTACGATGCCAACTACAATCGCGCTCGTGAACTGTGCGCCGCTCTGGCCGATCCGAAGCAAAGCATCATCATTGAGACCAAGATGGACAAGCGAGGCGGCTTCTACGCGGCCAATGTGAGCAACAGGACCATCGCATACGCCTATCCGACCAGCATCCACGCTGACTTCGCCCGCAAATACCCAGTGCAGGCCGCCGAAGAGATGCTGTTCGACCAGTCCCACATCAAGCCAGAGACTGAGCAGCCTCAATGGATAGTGGACCGCTGGAACACAATGCGCGCCGCAATGCTGGCAGCGTAGCTTCTGCACTCAGGCAGGACTCGCCAATGGGTCCTGCCGCAACCTCTTTACCGGGAGGCAACACCGATGGAAACAGGACTAGAAACAAACAACGGGCTCGACCTTGACGCCAATGGCAACGGTTACGATTACCAGAATCAAGCCTGGGTGATCAACGGCAAATACTACCCGTGCGGCCACGTCGGCACACAGCATGAGTGCAACTGCTACGGTCGCAATCACTCCGGCGAGCCAGTCCGCACTGCATGACCTCCACAGGACTCTAACTATCCGAGTCCTGCCACACACCATCAACACTGAAAGGAAACCATGAAGAACCCACCGATGGAAGCACAAGCATTTGCCAAGTGGTTGAACAATGAAGGTGCTTGCCGTAAATCACTCAAGTGGCAGTACGGCAAGACTCTGCGCGAAACATGGGATACCTGCAAGCGCGGCGATTGGCTCGAATGGCTGCTCAACGCTTGCGGCTATCAATGGACGGCTCCGGCGTGGGCTGAGTACCAGCGCGTGAAGGCTCCGGCGTGGGCTGAGTACCAGCGCGTGACGGCTCTGGCGTGGGCTGAGTACCAGCGCGTGACGGATCTGGCGTGGGCTGAGTACCAGCGCGTGAAGGCTCTGGCGTGGGCTGAGTACGAGCGCGTGACGGCTCTGGCGTTGGCTGAGTACCAGCGCGTGACGGATCTGGCGTTGGATGAGTGCGAGCGCGTGACGGCTGACACCATTAGGACGCTCGTCCCCTATCCCTTCAAGTAACGCGCCATCAACCTCATCTTTTACCGGAGAGACGACAATGACCACGATTCACCATTCAGAAGATCCAATGAAGCTCGCCAACACGGCCATCGGCAAAGTGCTGCTCGGCTATGACGTTCGCCTCGACCCTCCCATCCTCACTGTGAGCAAAGCGCGCCCTGTCATGCCTGAGACCAATCAAGAAGCCGTGGTCACGCTCCAGCACATCATCAACCTGTTTCCAGATGAGCCAGACGTGATCTTCGCCGCCGCCGTGGCCATTGCCGACATTGCCACAGAGGCAGCCAACAACGGGACCATCGTGGATCCACTCATGGGATCAGACTTTGTACCGCCGAGTCCTGCGACAGCGACCGAGAGCAGCACAGGACCCATCCAAGTGTTCACCGACCGCGAGCTGTCCACCGTGCTACATAGCTTGCGTCTCCTGCAAGAGATCCGCAACAACGAATTCATCGGTGGATGCTGGGACCACGAGCAGCATCACCTTGCTGACCCTGATTCCTGTGACCATTTCGCCGAGGACCAACCGCTCACCAATGAGGAGATCGACGTACTCTGTGAACGGCTGAACCTCGCATGAACCTGGCAGGCTTGCCCTGCCATAGCCTGAGCTCCTCTTGAGGGCTATGGGAGCGCAACTGCTCCAGGAATGAGGCACCATGTTGCTTTGGATATTCATCGCGCCGTCAGCCCTGTGTGCTGCATTCATGGCTGTGGCATACACGCGAGACGCTTGGACAGGAGGAAGATCATGGAAACCGTAAACCCCTCGCAATTTGATGTCGATCGCTGCATATTGGCGCTGGAAACGTACGAGGCACCAGACTGGGCGGCGATCTGTGCAGACAACGAGAACAAGCCGAGCCCTCAATTCGCGCCGGCCGGGGATCGCTTGGGACCCTTCACAGGACTCGGAAAAGCATTCCTGATCTACGGCGGCGTTGCAACCGCTTTAGCTCTTGTGTTCATAGCCGGCTGGACCCTGTGGAGTGTGTTCAAGTGACCCGCCCCGACGCAGCATGGCAGCATCGCGCACCAGATGTAGACGCCGAGGATTGCATGTTCGATTCGAGTCACGAATACGTCCATCGCAACGTGTTGGGATCGAGCCGGAATGTCTCCATTCGCAAGCGGATCAACGGCACTACCAAGTTCTGTCTCTTCTGCCTAGGCGTCTATCTGCTCACGCAAATCATTGAACTGATTCGTCACCACTACCACTAAGGTGAAAAGCCATGGAAGATCAAGAGATCGTAATCCGGCTCGACAATGATGGCTTCCGCGTAACCATCGATCCAGAGGAGTTTCCACCGCGGCGCGAGTACCGCATTTGCGAGATTGACCACGACGAGCACGACGAGGCCCTGAACTTGGATGTGTGGGAAGGTATCGAGTTCTTTCAACAGATGGAGCACCCACAATGATAGAGATTCCACCCCAATACGACGCTCTGAGTCCTGCCGCGGTAGCCAAGCTGCTCAAAGTGTCAATCACGGCAGTAACGCAGCAGCGGCGCCGGGATGCTGGCCTGTGCCGGTACTGTGACAGCCCCGCACTGGATGGCCTGACCGTCTGTGCCGCCCACAGGACCCAGCGCAACAGCACGACCAGGCAGCGCACCGGATCAGCACCATGGAGGCCCGGCGGCCGTGGCCGTCCACCCAAGCAAATGGACAGTAAATAATTATGGCTTCTCTGTCCCAATGGTGCTAATGTAGTGAATGAGGAACCGGCCAAAGGAGGCCACAGTATGACCGACCAGAACGCTCTCGAAGTCCAACCGCCTGCCCAGCTTCAGTACCAGGAGCAGAACATCTCCATGGTGCAGCAGTACGCGACGGCACGCATCCAATCCGCCTACACGATGGCCCTCCGCAATCCGCGTGACAATCGCATCGAGATGATCCGTCAGAATGTCCTGCGCGAGTGCCAGAGGCCGTCTTTCTGCGCACCCGACGAGGCCAAGTATGGCTCCAGCCTCGCCATCTATGCCGTGCCGCGTGGCAAGGTCCAGGTCAATGGCAAGTGGATCGACAACCTGATCCAAGGACCGACGATTCGCTTTGCCGAGATGCTGCTCCGCGAGTGGGGCTTCCTGTCCATCGAAGTGAACCCCATGGGCGAGACGGACGACTACAAGCTGCTCCAGGTGGTCTGCACTGATTACCAGTCGTGCAACTTCACCAGCGAGATCGTGAACGTCCCCAAGAGCATCGAGCGCAAGAAGCAGCGCGGCGACGACGAACTGATCAGCCAGCGCACCAACAGCTACGGAGATCCGGTTTATCTGGTGAAGGCGACAGACGACGAGATTCAGATGAAGACCAACGCACTCGTCAGCAAGGCACGCAGGAACCTTATCCTGCAAGCCGTGCCGGGCTGGCTGATCGAGGAGGCAATCACCAAAGTACGCGAGACAGCGCGGCAGAAGGATGCAGCCGATCCGGACGCTGCCAAGCGCAAGCTATTCGATGCCTTCGCCACCGTGGGCGTATCAGCGCAACAGTTGAGCGAGTTCGTAGGACACGGCAATGCTTTGAGTCCTGCCGAACTGGAGGACCTGCGCGGCTACTTCAGCGGGATCAAGGAAGGCTACACAACCTGGGCGGCCATCATCGCGGCCAAGGAAGAGCACAAGGACGATGACGGGACCGCCAGCGCAATCGCAGCAGCTTTCGAGTTCTTGGAGTTGCCAGTTGCTCAGGTGCGGAAGATCAAGGCCAAGCACATCGGCAAGGATGCGGAGCTGCTGACGTGGCTCCAGGGCGAAGTGGCGAAGAAGCAGAACACCGGCGCCAAGCAGGAAGAGAAGAAGGAGCCGAGTGCGGCAAACCCTACTGGCCAGAAGGAGGAGCAGCAACAGAATGGTCCTGCGTCAACCTCTCAGAAGACCCAGAGCCAGACGGTTTCTACTTCCGCTGAGAACGAGGATGCGGAACCGGCGCAGGACACGAAGAAGCCTGATCCTGCACCAGCCAAGCAAACCGGCCGGCCAGCTCCCATCCCGGTATCTGACGACGACGATTTTTAACCAGCTTTCCGTGCGGTAACACGGAGAGGATGCGCGGCGGGCAGATGAAAGCTGGAATCCAAGCTCTGATCTGAAAGCCACTCGGCGAGTAAATGTGACACTTGGAACGCCGCGCACACTAACAACGGGATTCGATTGAGGACGACGATTATGGAAACTCTCAAGATCACAAAGGCTGATCTAAACGAACGGAACGAATACATCCGCTCACGAGACCTTGAATTTGAAGGCCACATAGAAGTTGATGCTTCGCTCGGCTGGGTCCGAGTGCTCGGCTTCATTCGCGCGGCGGGTCGCTTGGGCATCAAGGCTGGCTCGGGCATCGAGGCTGGCGAGGGCATCGAGGCTGGCTTGGGCATCGAGGCTGGCTCGGGCATCGAGGCTGGCTCGGGCATCGAGGCTGGCTTGGGCATCAAGGCTGGCTTGTTGGGCATCAAGGCTGGCTTGGGCATCGAGGCTGGCTTGGGCATCAAGGCTGGCTTGGGCATCGAGGCTGGCTCGGGCATCGAGGCTGGCTTGGGCATCGAGGCTGGCTTGGGCATCAAGGCTGGCTTGGGCATCAAGGCTGGCTTGGGCATCGAGGCTGGCTCGGGCATCAAGGCTGGCTTGGGCATCGAGGCTGGCGAGGGCATCGAGGCTGGCTTGGGCATCGAGGCTGGCTTGGGCATCAAGGCTGGCTTGGGCATCGAGGCTGGCTCGGGCATCAAGGCAAAGCTAAGGATCTTCGCAGGACTCTGCATCTGGAAGATTCCGAGCAAAGAAGAGATGAGCATTACCGCTAAGACAATTGAGGGAACGGTAGCTTACGGTGAAGTCAAATTGCTACCGGCCAACACTGAAACGAAGTAGTAAATGGCAGGGTGTCCTGCCGTGAGGGCTCTGGCGATAGCGTTGTGGTTTGAGTGATGTGGCGCGAGTCGGAACCTTCACGGGAAGACATTCACCAGGAGACAGGACCCATGGACCGTTGCATAGCTTGCGATGGATCAGGATGGTTACGCACTCAGCGCGATGTAAGTGCCATCTACGGCAGGACTCAGTTCAACAGCTACTCCCGTCCATGCCCATGCTGCGGGGCAACCGGGAAGGTCGAGTTACCACCATTCGACCGCAAACAGGCAGCAGCAGGAGATGTACCAGAGTCTCTTGAAAGAGTGTAAGATGGGCTTGTCAGGTGTTTCAGCACCGGCAAAGCCTTATCGCCTGGGAGGGCGAATCATGACAAACCCATCTAAGCCACTATACCGCGAAATTCCATTGTCTAACAAAGGAATGGTCGCGCTTGTCGATTCCGAAGATTATGAACGCTTGGCTATTCAGAAGTGGCGTGCCTGGCAAAGCCCCGTCAGTAAGCTTTGGTATGCAGTTCGGACAGAGATCCGACCTGATGGCTCTCGGGGAACTGTCTATATGCACCGCAGGATTATGCGAGTTGAACACGGAGATCCGCGAACGGTTGATCATCGCAAGACTTGCGAAACCTTGAACAATCAGAAATGCAACCTCCGCTTTGCCACGCTCAATGAGCAAATGCGCAATCAACGTATTCCTTGCGACAACACATCTGGCGTTAAAGGTGTTGGGTGGGAAGAAGACCGCAAGCGATTCCGCGCCGTCATCACGGTGAACTACAAGCAGATTTTCTTGGGTCGTCGCAAGACCATCGAAGAAGCAGCCGCTCTCTATCGCGCGGCCCAGATCAAGTACCATGGCGAGTTTGCCAATTTTGACTAAGGAGATTTCCATGAACTACCCTCCACTCCGCCAATCCGCTCGTGAGACCATGGCTTGCCCCCACGCCTACGGGCTCGTGTACATCCAGGGGATGAAGACTCCCGATACTCTCGCCTCGGCGCGCGGTACGGACATTCATGAAGCTTTGGCCGAGTACGTGGTCCATTGCGCCAAGAAGCGCGTGCCGGCCGACTTCCTCTATCTTGATTCCATCACCACGTCATCAACCGAAGAGGTAAGCACCATTCTTGAGTCCTGCCGGGATAACTTTACCGTGGACTGGCAGAATCTTTTCGGCGCCGAGATCAGTATGGGACTCGACCGCGACTTCCAGCCAACGTGGCCTGTTGACCATTACGGCAAGACGATAGCCGTTGATCCTATCTGGGGATTTGAGCGCGTCGAAGGTGGCTTCAAGGATACCGCCTACTCTGGCATTCTCGATGTAATTTATCTAATGCCTGGCGGGAAGGTGGCAAGAATCGTAGATTTTAAATCACATCCGCGTCCGTTCCCTGCCGACTCATTCCAAGGTAAGTTGTATTCACTCATGCTGTTTATGCATCTTCCTGAGTTACAGGAAATAGAATTCGGTCTTCACTTTGTGCGATATGCGAATTTGATAAAAACTCAGAAGTATTACCGCAGCGATGTTCCAGTGATGATGGAAGCCGTGCGCCGGGAAAGACACCGCCAGCAGGACTATCACCAGAAGTATGAAGAGAGCGGGCTGGATGCACTTCCCCCCTTTGGATCACCAGCCTGCACATACTGCCCGTGTGCACTGGACCCAATCGGCATCCCCTGCCCCAACGGGGACCTAAATCCCATGCTCAAGAGTCCTGCCGAGATGCTGAACTGGATGCTCTCGACCGAGGTCCAATTGCGCTCAGTGAAGGACGCGCTGAAGCAGTTCGTTGACGGGACTCAGGAACCAGTTGTGAGCACCGACGCGAACGGCAAGCACTACATGTACGGCCCGAAGGAAAAGGAGAAGGTCACCTATCCGCTGTTCGAGGGCAGTCTGGAAGAGGGATTCAACATGCCGATTCTGGACGCTCTGCTCGATTGGGTACGCGCCAACCCGAAAGACTTGGTTCCGCGCAAGGGAAGCAAACCCTGGTTCAACAACTTGCAGATCGGCGCGACCAAGCTGAACAGCTATCTCAAGACGAACAAGCGCGAGATCCTGCACAACGCTATTCGCAACTTGGCAATCGTTGAGACGGTCGTGTCGCTTGGAATTAGGCGGGACGCCGAGGTTGACGACGGGACCGGATCAGAGCATCGGAACTGGGATGCCAGCGGAGATGAGTTAATCGATTTCTAACAGTTTGCGGGGCAGCACGGAAAGCAGACGTGCAGGAAGTAGGAGCCGACTGACGTGACAGACCGCCTACATGGGAGAAATCCCCTCTCGCGAGATGGTCGTTTGAAGATGTCAGAGCTGGAGTAGCGACCAGCCCCCGCAATTCAATCAATTAATCCGCCTCCCGCCAGAGGCACAAAGGAGAAAGTGATGGTCGAAGCATTCCCGCTTTATTGGCCGGAAGGATGGAAAAGAACCTCATCCTGGCAGCGCACTCACAGCCGCTTCAAGACAGGATTCGCATCGGCGCGAGACTTCCTGATCGCCGAGGTCAAGCGGCTTGGTGGGACGCAAGTTATCTTGTCCACCAATATTCGGCTGCGGGGCGACGGTCTTCCCTACGCCAGTGAACGCGAGCCGGAAGATGGTGGAGCGGCGATCTACTTCACCTATAAGAAGAACCAGATGTGCTTTGCCTGTGACCGCTACAAAACCGTCAAAGAGAATCTGACGGCTATCGGAAAGACTATCGAAGCTCTGCGCGGTATGGAGCGGTGGGGAGCCAGTGACATGATGGAGCGCGCTTTCCGCGGCTTCGCTCAATTGCCAGACAAGACGGGCCGCGACTGGTGGGACGTGCTTCAAACTTCCCGCACCAGCGACAAGGAGGCGATCGAGTTCAATTACCGAAGATTGGCTCGTGCACGCCACCCAGACGCAGGAGGAAGCGATGCGGCTATGTCTGAACTGAACATCGCCCGCGACCAAGCTTTGAAGGAATGCCGTAACTAACCACCGGCCACCGCCATGGCCAGAAAGCAGAATCACAATGCAAATCGCCGCAATCGCTTTGAAGTCATTCGGAATATGCGAAGACACCGACATCGTCTTCGACCAGCCGCTCAACATCCTCGTCGGAGCCCACGCCCAAGGCAAGACAACCATCGCCAATGCCATCCGCTTGACCTTCACTCAGCGGGCAGGAAAGACCACCGACCGCAAAGGCGGGGGGGCGATGGACAATGTTCGCCTTGGCGCCAAGAAAGCCGAGATCACGGCCGGCGTGGTGACAGCCAAAGGTTCACTGCAGATTGTCACCACGTATGGGCCCGGCGCATCCCGCAGAAATCAAAGCATCCGAGCAGGAGAAGGAAAAGAGGGTGAGAAGAGTCCTGCTGCAGCCTTTGAGCACTTCCTCGACCGGCAGTCCGAGGCACTTTCCTGCGTACTTGATTCAGCCTACTTTTTCGACGCCAAGACGCCGCAGAAAGACATTCTGGCCGCGTTGATACTGCCTGCATCGCACGAGTTTGACGCGGAAATGGTCGCACTCGTAGAGAAGCATCTGGGCAAGTTTGTATGGACGAAGAGTCCTGTTGCGGTCATCGACCAGGTGTACAGCGCCGCCTACAGCGCCCGGAAGGATGCCAAGGCCGCTCTGGGGGCCATCTACATCCCGTCGCAGCCACAGCGGCCCGAATACGACACAGAGTATGTGCAAGAGAAGATCTCCGAGTGCCGCGCAACCGTCGCCAAAGAGGCCAAGAAGATCAAGGGCGGCGGGACAGTACAGCTCGGACGCATCGAACAGAGTCTGGAGCAGGAGAAAGAGAAACTGGCGACAGCGCAGTCCGATTATGCGGAAGCCCGCAAGCGCACTGGCGAGATTGACCAGGCCATCCTCGACGCGCCGAACCTGAAGAAAGCTGAGCGGGCAGCCGCCGGCAGGATTCTCTGGAACCAGTTGCAGGAGCAGATTCACGAGTTTGTCCGCGAGATCACCGCGCAGCAGGACGCGCAAGAGATTTACCGCGACCTGGGCTCCAATCCGCATTGCCCAACCTGCACACAGAAGATCACCAAAGAATTCATCGCGTCCAAGATGGCGGAGCACAAGAGCCTGGAGGATGCAGCCAGAGAAGCTAAGGAAGGACTCGAAGCCGAGCAGCGGGGCCTGGGCGACTTAGCGGAAGCCGAGTCCGTGATTGCCACTCACAAGGCGTTGACCGAGAAGAAGCTTCAGAACGTGCGCGACGTGGCTGATGCTGGTGGCCGCATCACGATGTTCGAGAGGTCGGTAGGGGATCTTGAGGCGTCTCTGGCCACAGCCAAAGCGCAAGAGACAGCACCGGCAGACACGACGGCTCTCGACACAGCGAACAGTATCCTGAATGGATGGGAAGCGCTCTTGGGTCCTGCGCTGAGCTATGACGCCACCCTCACGCAGATTGAGAGCGCTCAGAAGCGCCAGCAGGACCAGAAAGCCACGGTGGCTGACCTCGAAACACTGGTGGCCTACTTCGGCGACAAGGGCATCAAAGCGGATCTGATTGCAGCCGGATCAGCGACATTCATGTCCACAGTAAACGGGGTGCTGGCTGCCTGGGGATACGAGGCCAAACTCTCAGACGAGGCCGACAGTTTCAGTATCCTGACGCCGAGCGGATGGTTGCCGACAAAGCAGCTTTCAGGCTTCGAGGAATTCATGTTCAAGGTTGCACTTCAATGTGCGATCGCCGTTCACTCCAAACTGAAGATCGTGGTGATTGACGAAGCTCAGGACATCATCGACGCCCACAGGACTCGGCTGTTCAAGGCCGTCCAGGGGATGCTGAGAGACGGCTTGCTCGATGAGGCATTCATCATCATGGCCGACAACCGGGATGCGGTTCCTGCCAAAGAGGGAATCGCCTATTTCCGTATGACGAATGGCACTGCGACGAGGCTCTGATGGATAAAAGCAAATTCAACCTGCATGAAATCCACATTGCCAAAGCGACTCAGCAGTACATGGAATCGCTGAGGGTACTCGGCGTCAATTCTTTCATCGTCGGTTACTCCCTTTCAGAAAGTGAAGAAGGTGAGGGAGTAGCCCACATGGAAGGCAGATCGCCTATCGTCCTGCACCTCATCGGCGCGCTGATCCACGGTCTGTGTCCTGAAGACTTCCACGCGCTCCTGGCTGTCATGACGGCTGGAGACTACTACGCGAAGAATCGCGGAGAAAAGCCTAGGCCAGTAAAGAAAGTGATGGTGAACTGATATGCCATCCATCAAACCAAGTATCAAGGCCGGCGCTCTCTTCCAGCAGGACGCGCACACCACGTTCATGACGATCACCGGCAGCCGATACCGGAACATGGTCCTGCGCTGCCAGAAGAAGAAGCTGCCGAGGCCGTCATTCACGCTGGAAGAGTTCAGGCGCGACCTGCTCGACAACGTGATGGGCGGCAAAGAGGATGCGCCGATCTGCTGCCGGTACTGCCACCGCTGGTTCACGCTGGCCGAGGTTGATGTTGATCACGGGACAGCACTCAGCCGGGGAGGGGAGACAGGACTCTCGAACATAGACTACCCATGCGCTCAGGACAATGACCGTAAGGGCTCTCTCTCTGTGGCCGAGTACACCGCGCTGCTGGCCTACCTGGATACGGTTCATCCCCTGGCGCGGAAAGATGTGCTGGTGAGGCTGGAGAAATCGAACAAACTTGCAGCATCGGCAAACAGAGCGCGCGGGCTAATGGCCGAACTGGACCGGCTCAAAAAAGGAAAGGAAGCCAAACAGCGGCAGGACTCGGAATACTTCGCCGAGATACCAGCCGACGATTTCTAACCTTCAACCCTCCTGAAAGGAGAACTGCATTGGCAAAGCTGTTGACCAAGATCAACCATTTCTTTGAGGGACGCCGCCGCAAAGCGTTTCTCGTGACCTACACGCACCTGATGACCAAAACTGAGGAGGGGCGATTCAAGATCGAATTCCGCTTCCCCCTGCTCACCGAAAGCCAACTGGGGATGCACGGGGCAATCGGCGACGTGTATAACATCATGTCCAAGGATGACTCCAAGATGGGACGCACCGCCCTGAATGTCTTCCTCGACGGCATGACCATCGAAGCGTTCACCACTAGCGACCCGGGGACCAGCAACGAGAAGAACATCTCCGTCACCGGCGCCAAGATGACCAAACTGACTCTGGTCCCTTCAGGAGAAGGCGAGAAGCGCCAGATCGACCTACATCTCATCGCTTACGTTCCAGCGGGTCCCGCGCTGCGCGACTGGCTCTACGTCCAGCTCCACAAGGAATTCGGCATCGAAGCAGTCTATTCGCAGTCTGAAATGGAGTTCACCGATGAGGAATCAGAAGATGGCGATTCCGATTCTGATGATGGTGGCGAGGACGGCGACGAAGAAGAACTCGATCCAGACAACGAACCGGAGCCGATGCCAACCAGGGCGAAATCAGGACCCAAAGATCTGGCAGCGTTCCATACGAAACAGATTCAATAAGAAGTCGCGTCCCTTGTGGGCGCGTGGATTGAAACCTGCGGGATACTCTGAAGGCTGATCCTGGGACTGTGCGCACGGTTCCGCGCTTTAACCAGCAACCCTTTTTCCTCTGGAGGAAAAATCAAATGTCCACTGAAACAAATCCCAATGCAGCAACATCCACCGAAAATGAAGTCCCCGTCGTCGGAAGTGCGGTAGTCGTCACCTTCTACAGCGGCAACCAGCAACTATCGAGCGTCGTGGCCCACGTCCTGGCCATCACCGGCGCCGCGGCCAACCTCGCAACCACAGACGGCCAGCCCGCGCTTACCGTGGCCTACCCGGACCCGAACGCTGATCCTGCGGTTCTATTAAGCGCAAAGTGGCAGAACGGCTACATCCGCAAGACAGGCGTCGTCCATTACACGCACGATCTGGCGGTCGACGGGAAAGAGTCGATCGTCTGGGGATATCCGGTCGCCCCGTCCGAGCTCCCCACGCTCATCAAGAGGGATGCGCCGGCAATCAACCCCATTTTCGAGCGTCCTGTAGATGTGGAGGTCCCCGAGGTTCCGCTGGGACAGGCTGGAGCAGTGACACTCCGGAGCGAGTCTGAGCCAATTACGACAGCAACGGCTCCAGAGACGGCGCAGGACGCTGCAACCGCAGCATCCGACCAGAACGCTCACAATGCGGCCGTGGCAGCGGACCAGGCTGCACAGGTCGCGGACGCGGCTGCTGCCAATGCGGAGGAAGTGCATAGCAGCTAGCCGTGCTACTCTCCGCTTGAGCGTGGGATAGGATTCTGATTGGCGGTCGGGGTCCTGTCAGCGGCACCACGCCGAGCGGTTGCAGAACCCAGGGGCTTTCCTCCTTTACCTCTGGGTTCTCCCGCCAAATTGGTTACCAAAGATTTCGATATTTCCCTCTTGACAACATATCAACTGATTTTCTCTGACCGCCATCGGAGGCACCGTGGATCGTAAAACGCTAAGAAATTCAGTCCGTCAAATGCAGCCTGTGAGCCTGCCAATCGCTCCTATAATTCTGATTAAAGAAGAGATTCCGCTTCCTGACAGGTACATCGAGCCCCTTTGGGCGCGAGAACTGGTCAGAGAGTGGGCCAAACGTGAAGAGCTTCTAGCCGTGGGGGCATACCCAACTCAATCGATCCTGCTGCGAGGGCCCAGCGGTGTCGGAAAGACTACATCTGCCAGGTGGATCTCAGAGAAGCTCAGCATGGCGCTGTTCTCCATGTCGATGGCACGGACAATCGACAGCTATATGGGAAAGACAGGGAGCAATATCGAGGCTGCTCTTCGGTACGGTATCGACTCGCCTGTGATTATTTTGGTCGACGAGATCGACGCCATCGCAGCAAATCGATCACAGAAGCATTCAGACGTTGGCGAGATATGGCGAATCACCAACACCTTCATTCAGGAGATGGACCGCTGGCACCAGTCTCCCAGGAAATCGCTGCTCATCGCCACGACGAATATGGGCAACAGTGACATTGATCCAGCCATTCAACGCAGGTTTGAACTTCAAGTTGAAATTCCACTTCCGACCGCAAAAGAGCTATCGCGGCTCTCGGGGATCGTATGGCCTGAAGAGTTCATTGTGAGTCATGCCGTGTGCCGCCGGATGGTTCTACAGGCAAAGCGGCGCTCTGTGCTGGATGATGCCAACTACGAATTGACGCTTGGAGCCATGATTTCGCAGGAAATATCTGCGGGACGGGAGATGCCATTTTGACAGAACAGGAGCAAATTCAAGCAATTTACGACGCCTATCCGCGCAAGGTCGGACGCCGAGCTGCGCTCAAGGCCATTGAGAACGCCGTCAAACGTATCGTCACGCATGGGGGGAATCTTCTTGCTGCGGGGCTAGCTGCGGGGCTAGACCTAGAACCTCTGAGTTGTCGAAGATGGCTGTACAAACGCACTGCAGAATACGCCTTGAGTCCCGCAGGTCAAAAGCCATCCGACCCGGCGCAGGACTTCAGGCCGCACCCGTCCACATGGTTCAACCAAGACAGATTCTTTGACGATCCTGCCGAATGGCAGAAACCCAATGGGGGAAGCAATGGAAAGCAGATTGGCACGAAAGCAGCCAGGACAATTGATGCAGTCAGAGCGGCTATCGCCAAAGCAGCAGATCATGGCGGCTCTCGGGATGCTGGCGATCATGAGGAACGGCGAATACAACGAAGCGACTCTGGAGATATTTGCAGCAGGACTATTAAAGGAACCATTTGAGGATGTGATTGCGACCATCCAGGAGATTGCTGAGAGCCCACGGCGTGAGCGAGAAACGGCCTGCCCAGACTACGGCACGCTTCTGGTGGCCATCCGGTCCATCCGACACCCGCTGCGGCACCTACGTGAGATTGTGGCCCGTCTGGCGCGTATCTATGGCGTCACAGTAGATGAGGAGATGCTCTTGGAGTACGAGGCTGAGGCAGGACACAGAACAGATGAGGACCTAGACAAGGCTCTTGGGGTCCTGCGAGGGGACGAGACGATCAGGAAGATGCCCACACCCGCATATTTCCGGTACGCCTGCGGGACTCCAAAGGTCTACCGGGATGGGACGAGGCCGGAATGAAGCAAGACCTCACACTCGACGCAGGTTTGCCGTGCAATATCGACGCAGAACGAACGCTGCTCGGAGCTGTCTTATTGGACAACTCCGCGTGGGAAGAGATTCGCCAAGGCCTGAAGTCGGACGATTTCTCTCTCGACAGCCACAGACGTATCGCCAAAGCCATCGGTGGCCTGATGAAGAACGGCCATGCTGTCGACATTGTTACGCTGGCCAATGAACTGAACGCACGACATGAGATTGAAGCGATTGGAGGAGTAGCTTTCCTCGCATCATTGACCGAGGGCCTTCCGCGCAGACCCGTGATCGACGAGTATGTGGCTATCGTGAAGGATCGTAGTGTCCTGCGGCAGCTCATGGCGAGATGCTCGGCAGCAATCGCGCGCGCTGCAGAACAGGATGAGACAGGACTCGAAGTAACTGCTGACCTGATGGGTCAGTTAGAGAAGTTGACGACTCCCAGCCAAAGCGCAAACAAGGCGCCGGTTCAGAACTTCATTGTTGAATCGCTGGCTGAGATCAACCGGGAGTACGCCGAGAAGTTGAGCCCGTGCATCCCAACTGGAAACGCATGGTTGGACTCGAAGATGGGTGGTGGATTCCGCCAGGGGCACATCACGATCATCGCGGCGAGACCAAAGATCGGGAAGACGGGCATGGGTGTAAGCGCCATGGCCTACAACCTCAAGCGCGGGCGGCGAGTTGTGATGTTCTCGCTGGAGATGGAGAAGCTGGAGATTCTGAAGAACCTCGTTCCCTATGTAGTGGATCTTCCAAACATCGTAGTCAGCCGGCCGTGGCTCCAGACTCCAGAGCAGAACAGGCTTGTCAATGAAGCTATGAACACCATCGTGGAGTGGCCCCTGAGCGTCTACGATGGCGATATGGACTGTGACGAGGTCTGTTGGACCATCGACCGGGAGACGCGCAAGGGAGATGAGGTTCTGTTCGTCTTGGACCACTTTGGTTTGATGACTGGAGCCGAGAAAGACATCCGCAAGCGGTATGTTGAGAACTCCGACCGGCTCCGCAGAAAGATGAAACACAAGCGAGCTGCTTTATTGTCGCTGTTCCAATTGAATGAGGTCCCGCGGGAGTACGCAGACAAGCGGCCGCAGCCTGGGGACATTGGCGAGAGCAAGAAGCCATTGCAGGATTGCTTTGCCATGATTCTGCTGCACCGCTATCAAGACAAAGAGACGTTGAAGATGACGAAGAAGGCGAACATCAACCTGGCACTCCTCCGGGGTGGCGGGTCATCGGGAAATGTGGACTGTGATTTCGACAACCGTCGTCTCTGTTTCAACGCAGAGGCAGAATTGGAAATGGACTGCTATCAATGAGCTACTTCACCATCAAGCGATACGCGCCGATCAAGAGGAAGCGGGACAAGCCGCGCCGGGGAGAGCCGACCAAGGAGGAGAAGGAAGCCGCACGGGTAATCTGCTACTCACGCGCCAACGGCATGTGTCAGCTTCACGTCAATGATCAATGCCTTGGATATGCTCCATTGAACGCGCAGGATGATGACGAGCACCAAGGCCAGTTATGCCACCTGAAGAGCAAGCGTAGATTCGGGTGGTTTGAGTCGGAAGCAACCGGCCAAAAGCATTTATGGGGCTGCTTCAAATGCCACCAAGCAAGTCACAACTGCGGTGGAAGGCCGCTCTCAACCAACACCACCAATAGTGAGGTAAGATAAGCCCATGAATACACCAGCTTTCAAACCAGGCGGAAACCGCTATCTCATTCTCCCCGATCAACTGCCAGAGGAAACCGAGACCATCGGAGGTATCACTCTCACCAAAGTTCACGATCCCAGCAAACTTGCCATCGAGGGAACCGTCGTCGCCAAAGGAAAGTCCTGCATCGATTACGAACTGGGCGACAAGGTGGCTTTCGGAAAGTTCTCCGGCTACGACCTTAAACTCGATGGGGTCGATTACAAAATCTTCCAAGAAAACGAGATTTTCGGAACTGTCCTTGCCACACCTTTTGACGATGATTCACCGTCACTGCCGCTCGTGATGGGCGAGATCGTCTAACTCTCAACCGCCAACCGCTCCACCAACCGCCAAGCACCAACAGGAGAAACAGCCGCCATGGCAATCACGATCAAGACAGGGAAGGAAGCTCGCGCCGAGATCCTTTCAGGAGCAACGCAACTCAACCAAGTAGTCAGTTCGTCTCTCGGTCCTGCTGGACGCTGGACGCTCTTCCGTCACGGGAACATGGTTGTGCTCAGTAAGGATGGCGTGACGCTGGCCAACGAGGTCAACCTCCCCGGCGTCTACGAGTCCATGGGAGCCGACCGGCTCAAGGGCGCCGCGCGCCAGGCAGTCGACGAGGCTGGCGACGGGACAACTACAGCCGTCCTGCTGGCCCACGCCATCCTTGAGGCAGGACACAAAGCCATCGAGGCCGGTGCAGAGCCCGTGAAGCTTACTCGCGGCATTGACCGGGCACGCAAGGCCATTGTAGGCGACTACGACATGAAGGAACGGAAGTTCACTGGCGGCATTCTTGAGTCGCTGGCCATACCCTGCACTCCGGAACTGGCATTCCAGGCGGCACGGATCAGCGCCAACGGAGACGACGCGATCGCCAAAGCTGTCTCCGAGGTTGTGCTGAAGGTTGGCGCCGACGGCGATGTGACGTTCAACAAGAGTTTCTCCCAGCACCATGAAGTCGAGTTCCAGGAGGGTCTGGGATTCAACTCAGGCTGGGCGCATCCCATATTCATCAATGACCCACAGCGCAATCGGGCGCTCCTCAGCAATGTGTTGGTGCTGGTCCTGAACCGACATCTGAACACTGCCGACGAAGTGATGAACATCATGCGCAAGGCGGCGACACGGGCAGCCAAGCAGGACGAGGGCGACAATGAGCCCTTTGCCATCCTGATCATCGCCGACGACTTCACGCCTGAAGCGCTACGCCAGCTTGTGATGCACCGCCAGCCGGCCCAGCTCGATCCCAGGACCGGGAAGAACATCGGCGGCGACGGGCTGAACATTGTGGCCGTACGGGCCCCGCTCTTCAAAGACGCGCGCCGAGACATGCTGGATGATATCTGCCTGCTCACCAAAGCAACCCGGATCGAGAACCCGCATGGGAAGGCCTACGAATCGATGAGCGCAAGCTCGTTTGGACTTGCACAGCAGGTCACCGTTACCCAGAGCAGAACAACGATCACCGCAGGACTCGCAGACGCCGAATATCGTACCAGCACTATCGATCCCTACTTGGCACGTCTGAAGGCAATGGGAGAGGACACGACTTTGCGTCCTGACCAAGTGGCGAACTTGAAAGGGCGAATCGCAGCGCTGACCGGCGGCGTGGCTGTGATCAAGATCGGTGGGACTTCCGACAACGAAGTTGAGAAGCTGCGTTTCCAGGTCGAGGACGCTCTCCACGCAACACGGGCAGCCGTCTCAGAGGGGGTCGTACCGGGTGGGGGAAGTGCGCTGTTGTTCGCACGTGACTTTGCAGCCGACGTCGACGATCTCATGGCAGACAAAGACGAGATCGCCGGATACAGGCTTTTGCTGGGATGCCTCATCAAGCCGGTCCAGCAGATCGCTGCAAATGCTGGGATTATGGATGACGTCGTGCAAAACATCCAAGAGCGCGATGATCTGTTGCGTGGGCAGGAGAGAGGATTCGAACATTCCTGCCGCTGTGGTCTGGATGCTTCCACTGGTGAATATCTCAACAACATGATCGAGGCCGGTATCGTGGACCCGCTTCGAGTCGTCCGCTCGTCACTCAACGCCGCGGCAAGTGAAGCCTGCTTGCTGCTGCTCACCGAAGTGGTTCTCGGAGCGATTCCCCAACCGCCCCAGCAACAGCCGATGGGACAGCCCGGAGGCTATCGGTAAACAGTTCATGGGGCGGCGTGGAAGTCGTAGACACGTTCCGACCGGGTGCTTTAATCCGTTAGGTGCTCCCGTAAAGTCGGGTAGGCCCGTGAAACCCGGATTCAACGCGACCAAGGAAACAAGGTAAGCCGGGGTTACGTCCGGCCCCCATGATTCAACCGCCAACCCGGCAGGACTCTGATGGGTCCTGTCAAACTCTCTGAAGGGAGAATAATTCCATGGACCAAGACACTTTCCCTGTGAAGATGCAGGACTTGATTGATCTTTCTATGAAGGTGGCCGAACATTGTCCCGATCTGGAGATTTCACCGGATGCGACAATTCGGAGCGCCATCACGACTATCAATCGTGCCCACGATGTTCCTGCTCCTCCTGCTCCAGAGCCGTCTGATCTTCTGCCACATCAGCAAAGAGTGGTGGACGAGAAGACTGCTCTCGAAGAGAAGCTCGGCAAGCTCCGGTCGTTCTTCAACAGTTCGACCTATGCTGCGATGGCTGGAACTCAAAGCGGGCGCGATGAGCAGGACCGGCTCAATGAACAGGCCGACGTTATGGACAAGTATATTGCCATCTTGCGCGACCGCATCGCAGCGTTCTAGCCAACCGCAAGACTCACCGACCGTACATCCCACGGCGCTTTCTCAAGTCAACAGAGACGGCGCCGTGTTTCTTTGTAGGCCGTCCCTGTGCGTCCAGCTTCCCCTGTCGTGCCAGATCGCTCATCATCCACCGGCTGGCAATCTGTGCAGTCATGGGGTCCTTCCCTTCGATGGCGGCCGCTAAGGCCTCGTTCGGGTCAATCGCCGCAGAATTGCGCAGGGTTCCCAGGATTTCCTTAAAAGCATCCATCGCGTGGTTGTTTTTATTGACCAAAGACTCTGACGGGTTCTTTGTAAGCAACTGCCGACTGGTCATCTCTACTCGCTTGGCGCGCTTCATCTCCCACAACAGATTGGGACAGTCGAACTCGTGCAGGCCAGGCTGAGGACGTTCGCTCGGGTATCGACACACGATGAACAGACGGGGTTTGAGTCCTGTTGGGTGCCCGTCCAAGGTTGAGATACCCCTCCACCAGTCGGACATCACCCACTCCACGAATGTCACATCAGAGCGCACGCCATCATAAGGCGTCATCTTCCACATGTTGTTTTTCTTGTAGGTCTGGTAGATGTTGGTCGGCGCGCCTTTGTCGGTGGCCACGGAGTCATAGAAGATGGACGGATCAGCTTTGATCCAGCGCGCCCGCTCCAGGTCAGGCATCTTCTTCATGACCTTGACGTTCTCATCTACGTTGTTATTCCAATCGGCCGATCGATAGCGGTAGAACTCTCCGGCTAGGTACAGTTCAGGAGGATTCTTGGCTCCTGTGACGGGATTGATCGTCTCTTTGGGGACGTAGCCCTTGAGCAACGCCGTGGCATTCGTGACGCCATGATCGAACCCAGCCACAATGTCTGGGTTGGCTGGCATGTAGGGCGGCCCCGGGTACCAGTTCGGGTCAGAGATCACGACAATCTGGTAAAGCTCCTCATTGCCCAGGATGGAACCGAAGACAGCCTCCCCTCCGGTGGCGTAGGGGTCCATCTCCTGCTCTTTCTTCCAGCGTGCCGGTGACGCATAACGGGAGGCGTTTTCCTCGTACCATTTCGCGCCTTTAGGCGTCTCTGGATCACGGTCAGGTACGGCAGAGTAATGCAGACTCATGATTGTCAAGCCGTTTTTTTTGCGCCTGACCGTTACTCCTCTGATTACCTCTATACGAGTCTGTGGCGGGACTCCTTCGAGTTTGTTGAGGGCGTTCTCCAGTTTGGTCGGCATGGTCCTACGTCATCTCCGCATCATTGTTGTGATCCCAGAATGGTCCCATGTTCGAGGTCGAGTTCATGATGATCTTCGGCGTGCCGGCGGCCATGGCTTCATCGAAAGCTGTCATGGCGTCTGGCTGGAAAGCGGATTCGTCGGAGAAGAATCCCCAGGGATGGTAGGCCCTGATCTTACCCTCTCCCGACGGCAGGACAAACATTACGCTGGACCCGACGCGGAACTCGTTCATCGGCTGCTTGTCGGTTGGCTTGGGAAGTGGGAACTCGTCTTTGAGCCATTGAGGCTGCGAGTCATAGAGTTGCTTGGCATAGGTGATGACCTCCGAGCCCTTCTCGTCAGTGATCGTCTGTACGGCTATTTCTCGCTCATCTACCAACATGCACTGGAGGGTCAGATAGGCGGTGATCGCCCAGGTGACCATCATGGTTCTGCTTTTCTCGAAAATCTTCACCCGGTTGGCATCGTCCTCCAGGTACTCGAAGACGACAGGAAAGAACGGCCAATCAGGGAAGGGCTCCCATGGCGTCGGCCGCTTCTGCTCTTTCCAGTGCTGGTTGAACGTCTTGGTGTACCCGGTGGCCCAGGTGAGAGTGTCCTTGGTAGCAGCGCGCACTTCATCGGCCCGTTTGCGCTGCTCGGTGTCTGTGAGTTTGTTCTCTGATCGGACGGCTCTGTCGAATGCTTCCTGCTGCTGCTCCAGGCGCATGGCGGCGCGCGCGGCGAGTAAAAGGTCTCTGTCTTCGGCGGCGGTAGACATGCCCCTAGTTTACAGGTTGGGCTTTAGTTCCCTCGATGACCTTGGCGCCGCGCATAATCAGGTTCTTCAACTCTTCAGGGGTGAGATCTGCCGTGGGGTCTTTCTCTGCTCCGTAGCCAAACCGCGTGGCGAGGGTATTCAGGGCCTTGACTTGGCCGTCCACCGATCCCTTGGTACGCTCGGGGTCCAGCATGGCCAGTTCCATGAGCCGGCTCTCAATGGTCGCCCGGCAGATGCCCACCTTCCGCATGACGCGAACCTTGACCTTGGCCAGTTCCTTGATCGTCTGGTCCTGAAGCTTCTGCAGGTAGAGCCGTACCGGAGCCGACCCCATAACCTCGTTCACTTCGTCCATGCTCATGTGGAGCTGTATCGCTGCGGATTCCTTATCCTTCTCGATGCAGATAATCGCGCAGGCTTGCTCAATCTCGGTAAGCGCCAGGCATTCCGTCTCGGCCTGCTCGGGGCTCTTCTGGTCACGCTTCTTCAGAGGCTTCAGCTTCTCCGGCTTGCGCTTCTCCGCAGGACGCAGATCGTGGGGATGCACGCCAGGGTCAAATCCTGCTGGTCGGCGCGGCATGAGGGGCTTGGTGGGGTCTTCAGGCATTTCCGGCTACTTCCTTCTTGCTGAGTTGATAGTGTCGGTGCGCTTCTTGTCGAGAAACGGCTTCAACTCTGTGCGCTCTGCTGCCGTCGTCTTGGGGTCGTCATAAACGGCCTTGGCGTCAGTATAGCTGAGGGTCTTGAAGATGCGCTCCAACTCGTCCAAATTCTTCGTGCGCGCTGCGGTCCTGGTGGAATCTTTCGTGTGGTGCTCATAGGCATATTCCTGCTCGGGAGTTAGCGGCCTATGCGGGCGCATACTCAATTCTAGATTTACCGCTGCGCTGCGATTCTCTGAGGCTGCGACTCCATGAAGCAAACCAGTAGCAGATAGGAGTTTCTTTCCGAGTCCTGCGTCTGAACTGGGATTCTGACTGAATTGGTCTACCGAGATCGGCTCATAATCGTTCACAAGATTGTAGCTCACTCCCTGCCACAATTTGGTCTTGAGATCGTCAGCCGGATTGATGACATAGTTATCGCGCCAGTTGCGATTCATCAGCGTCTCGGCACCTGATCTCCACGGAACGGCAATTGCCCCCTTAGCGTACCCTTTGGGGTCAAGGAAGATGTGTTCTATGTCGCGCAAGTCTGTTGGGAACGTCAACCTAAGAGGGTTTCCGCGAAGATCATCTCCTCCTACTCTCGAATGTGCCAGTTCAAGAGCAGCAGCCTGCGCATCGTTAAGGCCGAGCTTCTTCTTATCCTCTTCGATGAACTCCCACGGCCATTTCCCAGTCAAAAGTTTAGTGATTATGACGGACAAAAGGGCCGCAGTAATCAACGTAGACAGTACGGCCCCCGCTCTCATGCCAATCTGAGGAAGGCGCGATGAGAACTCTCCAAACCCTTTACCAGAAGAGCCATTACCGCCTCCTCCATTACCTCCTGAGCCACCGTTCCCGCCGCCGCTTCCACCTTTACCACCACCAGCTCCTCCTGGCCCTTTTCCTCCTCCTCCGAATCTATCGCGCATCCTGTCGTCGAATCGGTTCGAGGTTGTTGTTTTCCCTGAAATCGGTTGCCCTGTGATCTTCTCCGTTGCCCAACGCGCCATATCGAAGGCTTCTGAAGCAGATAGTCCCGCCTCGACCATCGCCCCGACCATCGTGTCCCAGGTACCACCCTTCCATCCTGGAGCAAGGAAGGCAAGTTGAATCGCGGACTTCACCGTGTTGTTGAGATATTGGCGTGCGTAATTCACTTCACCGAAGCGATCCTCGATTGTCGTCACTACTTGCCTCGCAAGCGTCTCTTCCGTGATCGTGCCGGCCGCCAGAGCCTCGGAATATTGGTTGAGTTTCATAGCTAACAAGTGCGAAGCGACAACCCATTTCATGCGTGGTATGTAGTGCAGCATCAGAGGATGAGCGATCATACGCAGAGTTCCTTTTGTAGCTGCCCATATAGCCTTTCCAACGTGATGGTCTTTCAACTGAGCCAGGAAGCCACTGGGTCCATCCAGCCTGAAATCGTCGTTCATTCCCCAGCGCAGGCCGCCGACAAACAATAGGTATTGCATGTGCGCGAAGTCACTGTTCGCCTCATTGAGTAACGTCCCTTCGTTGGTCAAAAGGTAACTGTCGAGGTCTTTGGCGTATTGCAGCATCTTTCCGCCACGATAGATCGTGCCATAGGGAACCTGAGGAAGATTGGCTTGGGGTTTACCAATCAGCTTGGGAACACGCTCAAGCGATGCCATGAATGTGTTGACTACGTCAGCAGCGAGTCCTGTAAGCGTCTTCGGAACTTCAAGCGTTCCCTCTAGCGCCTTCGCTATATCTAGACCGCGCACGCCCTGATTCCAGAGAAGTTCTCCGGCCGTCTGGAATCCCGTAACCGTGGCCCAAAAAGGAATCGTGAAGTAATGGAATATTCCGAATCCAAATTTCGCCATCGTGGAAGAGGTCTTGATGTTCATGGCTACCGTGCCAAGGCTGGAGCTTCGGATTACGTCTGTGCTGAGATAGTTGTTCAGCAATCGCGCCGCATCCTTTGCCATAACCCATTCGCCAGTTTCGACAGGAATCATTCCTCCTTCTGCGGTATCGACAAGCCTCCAGACCTTCATTAAAGGATCGGGAATGCGCTCGAAATTGGGCGGCATCGGAGTCCCGCGTCGGCGAAACTTCAAGAGCCCCGCCTGCTGCGCTTGATACTTCATCTCGTGGGCTGTGGCGAATTTAACCTTCTCCTCTAGGCTGCGGAGGGCCATCACAACAGGATTCCCAATTGGCCTGCCTCCGTGTTCGATTCCTTCTCTAAGCGTCCACGACTGCTTTTTCAGAAAGTTACGTGGAGCAAGAGGGCGTTTACCTATGCTGGCGTTGTTCCAAATAGACGCTACCTGGTCGATCTCCTTTTCCTTATCGTCTGGTTCTGCTCCTTCTTTCTTGGGACGGTGATTCCTATCCCAACGATTTGGGAAGTAATCAGCCTTGCGTGGGAATGTGATTCTGTTGGCTGCGGTGCGTCCGAGATTCACAGCGGTCTCGGCTCCGTCCATTGCCGCGTCAAGCAGTGCAGTAATCAGTTCTTGCGCTTGCTGTAGAGTTTCCGTCTCCTGCTTCCCATAGTTTGGATTCTTCGGGTTCTGGATCCTGTCTACAAATTCAACCCAATCCTTCTGCTGCATCTTGTCAAACAGTTTGCCGAGTTCTTCGAGCGCATTGGTGGCCTTGTACATCTCCCAAGCTACTGTTCCTGTGGCCCTATCCATCGCGTTCAAAGCCTTTGTATTAGCCAAAATAGTGGGAAAGAAGGTAGCAGCAATTTCATATCCGGCGCCAGCTACCGTCTTGGAAAGCGGTTTCGCTATGTCGTCTACGAGGGTTGTCTTAATCGCTCCGTTCACGTAGTCCACCACAGGCTGCAAGAGTTTGGTGGCCAGCGGGTCGAGCGCGCCCATGCCGAGGAAAGACATTGTGACCGAACCCTTTGCGCGCTTTGGCACCTTCGGCTTGTCCAGTTCCTCCTTGGCCTTCTCGTCGTGCTTGCGGGCTTCCTCGATGTGCTCTGGATTCGCGTACAGCGAAATCTTGCCCATGATGGCTTTGAGCGCGTCCAGTTCCCGTCCCTCTTTGATCGTAGCTTTCATCAGGCCGTTGCTCGAAGCGAACTCTCCACCCTGCACAGTGTCCAACAACTTCGGATCGAGGAAGAACTTGCCAGCCGCAGACTTTGAGGTCTTGGTCCTGATTTCGTAGCCTTCTCTGCGATTGGACGGCCCCACCACGCCGATTTCTTGCCCGCTGCTCTGGAGGTATGCGTCTCCGGTTTCGAGGAACGAGAGCGCGCCCTCTGGAGTCCGCATGGCGTAGGTGCCGTTCACGTCGGACTTGATGTCGAACTTGGACGGCATCAGGATTCCGAGCTTCGTGGTCCCGTCGTCCATCGTGAAGCTGATGATCCTGCCTTTGGCTCCAGTCTTCAGTTCTCCGTATGCTCCTAGGAGGTTGCCGGTGATGATCTTGGCCTTCTGCCGATCGCTGCCGTAGTCCTTGAAGAGTTGCCGCACGTCTGCATTGCGCCCCAGGTTCGACGTGACCAGCGCATCCATCTGTGAGCCGGGCACCTTGGTCTGCCGCAGGCCACTGTTGACCGCGATGGTTAACTGGAGGGCCGATGGGGCGTAGGGGTTGCCGGATGGCTTCTTGGCGCCCTCAATGTTCGTGATGACGCCGTTGTACTGCTCCCCATTCAATTCGATTCTGACTCCGGTGCTCACCCGGTAGTCGCTCAGAAGCTGGCGGCCGCGGGTGCGCATCTGCTGCGCGCGCTCGACTGCTCCCTCAGTCGTGAGTCCTGCGAGGTACGGCTTGTAAAGCTCCTCGAAGTGCGCTGCTAGGTCACGGGCTGCCCGCGTGTCACGCTCTCTTGGGGGAAGCTGCATTGCCGCAGGACCGAAAGTATCGGCGATCTTCTCCATAACCTCTTCAGGCGTGAACGGCTTTCCTTGACGCTTGATCGAATACTCGCCGTAATGTGCGTCCTGTCCGAATGGCGAAGTGGGATCGACGCCCTGGTACATCCGCTCGATATGGGTCTCTCGCGCTGCAAAGTCATAGGTCCGGGGCTCCAGATCATTCTGACCGGTCTCGTCGAGGAAGTCGATGTAGTTGGTGTATGCCTCCGAAATCGAGTCCATGAACTCTTGCTGCTGGGAGACGGGCAGAAGGGCCGAGTGGCCGGTCGCCTTCATCGCCAGTCCCTCATTGCCTGTCGGTTCACCCTTCTCGTTCGTGTCGGCCTTCAGGCCCAACAGCCGCGCCATCTCCGGGTTGTCCCACAGGTACTGCGCGACGATCTTGTCGCCGTACTTGTTCATCAGGTCTACAGCCTTGACCGATGTAGCCGCGCGGGTGTTGCTCGATACGTTGGCATTCAGCGACTTCATCTTTTTGGCGAGATTGATGGCCGGTCGCTGCTCGGCTGGGAGTGCCGCAGCCAGCATGGTGTACTTCGGCAGGACCATCTGTCCGGTCCTGTTGACGCGGCCCAGGATCTGCATGACGATGTTTACATCACCAGCAGGCTGTCCGACAATCATGTGCCGGGGGCGCTGGTCGCGGAACTTCTCGCCAGCATGGAGCGAGATGCCTGTCGATCCTGCCCGGTTGATGATGAGCGCGTCCAGACCGCCGTTGTTGAACTGCGTGGCCGTGTTCACCCGGTCCTTGCGCTCGATGCCGGGCACTGTCGCCAGCTTGGGAACATCCCCGCTATAGTCGATGCGCCAGTTGCGCCCGGTGATCTCTGCGATCTTGTAGCCAGCCTTCTCCACCTTGTTTCGGATGTAGTCGATGGGTGAGACAGGAAGATCAACCTGGAGAGCGTCAATAAGCGCCTGAGTCTCGTCGTAGGCCTCCCGCACTTGCGGGCTGAGATCGTCGAGCGGAACCTCCACGCGGTTCTTGTTGCCCTGCTCATCGATCTCGTTGTAGTAGCGCGTCCGCATCAGGGCCCGGTCGCTGATCCGCGAGTAGTCGAGTCCTGCGAGGGAATCTCCTTCGCTCAGGTTGTGGCCCTGGATGTAGCTGTCGAGAAAAGCGCCCATTGTGTTTTCGAGGGCGAATACTGGTTTCTCCCCGCGCTCGATCGAGGCGATGATCTCGTTGGCCGCCGTGTCCGCTTTGAGGGCGAGCAGGAGCTGCTTGACGAGGTTGTGGACGATGGACGAGAACTCCATGTGCTGAACCACGACACCCTTGCTCTGTGCGCCCCCGCCTTTACGCTTGGCTTCCTTCTGAATCCTGGCAAAGTCGAGGTTATGGAAGAGCGCGTCGGCCTTCACAATGCCCCGCAGGACCTCGGTCACCTTGTCGGAGATGCGGGTATGCTCGGCCTCGTTCTTCTCATCCACGACGTTCTTTATGTCGATCCCGTCGAAGGAACGTTCCCGGCGCACGAACTGGCCAGTCTCAGCCAACAGGCTTGTGAGGACGGCCTGGAGCGGCGCGCCGCCGGCGGTGATGGCGTCTGCAACCAGCGCCCGGTCGGGGATAGCTGTCGAAATGTCCGTCATGCCAGCGTAGAGCGGAAGGTTGTCGGGACGCTTCGCCCAGGTGGCAGAGAGGAAGACAACGCCTTTTGATCCTGTCAGTAACTCGGAAAGGAAGTTTCCCGTGTTCGAGTCGCCGCCAGCATTGTGGCTCTCGTCGAGGATGAAGATGGCATTTGGCGCAATCCGATGCAGGGTGAGTTGCTGCCGGTTGTCCGTGTTGATCTGCGAGTAGGTGAGGAAAACCGCATTCCGGCCCTTTGGCAGTTCCCCGGTTTCTCGTATCCTGTCGAGCACAGGACGCATGGCGCCGGGATTCTGGAATATCTTGGTTCCTGTCTTCGGGTCTGTGATCGAGGCATCGGCATTGAAGAGCAGCGGCGAGATGGTCTGTCCAGAGCCAATGTCTTGCAGGTCTGCGTACATGGGCGAGAACAGCGGCGCGCTTTCGGTCACAAAGATTGGGACATGGCCATGCAATTCGGCCCAGCGGATCATGGCGGCTGCCACGCGCCCCTTGCCGACGCCGGTCTGATCGGCGTTGATCAAAGCCTTGCCGCGCTGCATCTGATAGATCGCTGCGGCGATGGCGTCCGTCTGGATGCCCATGAACGCCTCGTGCATCGTTTCCATGTCGGGATAGCCGAGCTGGTCAGTGACCCACTGGTCAATGTCGCCAACCTCGTCAGCAATCCTGTCCATGGCTGTCTGCATGGGATCAATCAGGGCCTTCGGCGCCATGACCGCAACGTCCTGCTTCGATGAGTGGGGATGATAGCTTGCTTGGAACTGATTGCTTTCGTCCGCTAGAGCATTTGCAGAATGTCCATCAGGCTCGGCAGTTCCTCGTCTGACAGTTCGCGAGGCGGGTTGTCCTTCTGCCAATCGATCTGACCGAGCAACATCGCCATCCGGTCTAACTGTGCTATCTGGGGAGCCCACTCTTGGACTGGCGACCCGACCGCTATGTGCGATAGGTCCGGGCTGGGGCTCGGTCCCCCCATCGCTTCCAGTTCGCGCCTCGCCCGCTTCGGGTTCTCCTGAATCAGTCGGTCGATTGCGTCCTGTAGCAGTTCGGGATACTGCTCCGGTGTCGGCGCTTTCGTCCCGCACGGGACCGCCAGCGACATTGTCGGCCGGTCGTTGCCCTGCAAGATTGGTGCCCAGATGTTCAGCGGCTTTGTCATATACTTCTCTCCATGTTTTCAGACGTGGAATGGCGGCGGCGTCCGGGCTAACCTTGGCGGAACGAACACGGCCGTCGATTGCAATCATGCGAACAGGGAACGATGCTCCCTGGCGCGAGTAGAGGTCGCCTTCCAACTCGAAGTCAGAGACGACGTTGTAGTGGGCGTACAGCCAGTTGAAGAACGGGCGGACCTGGTTCGTGATCTCGCCCGGCTTCTCCCGGTCGCCCGCGGCGATGATGATGGCTGCCTTCCCAGCATCCTTCATAGCACCCAGGGCCTTGGCGATAATCAGGTGGTCCAGCTTGACCACGTTGTAGCCATCGACCTTGACGGGTCCTGCCAGCGGGCCGAACGGGGGATTGGCGACGACGGCATCAAAGCGCATCGCAGGACCCCAGACCGTCGCATCGTTCTGCGTGACGGGGAATCCTTCATCTCTGAGCGTATCGGCCCGCGCCGGATTCAGTTCGTTGGCTTGCGTCATCTTCGGGTTGGCCGCGATGAGCAATGCACCATTGCCGGCCGTCGGCTCATAAACCGTGGTCGTGTTCCATGTGATGCCCGCGAACTTGTCTGCGATGAAAGCCAGCGGGAGAGGCGTCGAGTAGGCCTGATTGGCGATGCTGGTGCTAGTGCGGATAGAGAGGTTGGGCTGGCCCTCGTAGAGCCGGGTGAGCCGGTCGAATACCTCGTGTGCGCCCCCAGAGTTCTTGTTGACGATCTCCGAGGCGACCCGGTTCAGCATGGCCTCGTAGGCTTCTTGGGACTCCTTCATGCGAATCTGGTCTGGCTCTTCGCCGTCGAACTCGGTGACGATCTTCTTCAGGTCGTTGTAGTTCTTGGGTCCAGCGCCGTGCTCGAACTTGAGTTGCAGGGCGTCAACGAGCGTGGCATCGGCTGCGACTTCTGGGGCGGATGATTCGGTATGAGACGGTTGGGATTCGCTTGCTCTTGCAGCATCCACAACGGCGCTAGGTTGTCCGACATGCTTCACATCCTCGATGTTCTTGTTGACTGTTGAGCCGTTGTCTGTGATCCGTACTTTCTTGCCGTCCGTCCAGGCTACTTCTCCGGTGCGCTCCTTGCCCTTGTTGGTCCTGTAGGTTACCTTGTCGCCCTTCGCGAGCGGCTTGGCCTCCTCGCGCTTGAAAATGGGCTTGATGATGAGTTCGCCGGCCGGTCCTGCCGGCTTCGGCTCTACCGGATTGTCGATGGCGTATGCCTGAGCTTCAGCCTTGGCACGGAGAGCATCTGCCCCTGATCTCCGGTCCTCGCCATTGAAGTAGACCATCTCGTTTTCGTAGGGATGGACCAATACCGTTCCATTGTCGTGCTCAACCTTCAGCCACCCGGTGGGCTCACGGTGAATGTCGAGCATTGGCGTGGAGTCAGCGCGCATGAGCGCCATCTCGGAAGTGTGCTGGCTCACCCGTACAGGTTCAGGCTTGATAGGCTTCTCAGCCGGCTTGAGTCCTGCCGCGTACTGCTCTGGCGTAAGTTCAGTCCCAAACGCGAGATTGAAGTCGAAGAAAGGTTTGTCGCTCGGGTCGTGATTCGTGGCCGCAACCGCAAACGAGGAGAACGCGGCCCGCACTTTGTCGATCGGCTCGTCCAGCTTCTTGAGGATGGCCTCGATGACAGGACCCTGCTCGTAAGTGTCCTGTCCACGGAAGATTTGCCCGTACCGCTCGGTGGCCGCGACGATCTGGTCTTGGAGGTTCCAGCCTTCCCCGGCAGACTGGATGGCCTTAATTGCTCCCATAGTGCCCAAGAGCTTTTGTTTCAGGAACTTGGGCGTTTGCTCTATCACTGCTGGGGGCAACAGTTCGGCGAGTAGGGCATCCCCTACTTTGGCTTTGGCGGAAGTGGTCAGTAATCCTGTTTTTGGGTTCACGTTGTCTGCACTATTGGTGATAATACCATCGTTCACCAGAGCCTGAGCAATAAAGTTTCCGGTGTCCTTGTGCCGCAGAACGTCGTCGAGCGTGGCTGTGGGGTCTGTAGAGGCGTGGTCATCGACCAAGACGGTGAGTCCTGTTGCGGCCTCGGGGGGCAACTTTACTGGCTCGGATAACGCAACCTCTGGGGCCGATTTCGTTATTGGGGATTCTGACCCCGAAATGTTTCGTTTTGGCTCTTCGGAAGACGGGGACGATACCGGCTGCGCACCTGGAGCGGAAGTGATACCTTCGCCCTCTTGCGGCTCTTTGCTGCCGGCGGTCCCCGCCTCCGTCTCAACGTCTTCGGCCTTCAGTTCGACCGGCTTCTGCTCGGCGGCAGGACTCTCACCTTTCCACTTGGCCGTCAGCGCATCCAGTGCGCCCTGGGCGTTCGTCTTGTCCCGCGCCGCCTTTCGAATGTCGGCCGGACTGATCTCCTTGGCGTGGTAGTAGGTTCCGCTGAAGGGTCCTGCCCCCTTCACTTGCGTCCGTGCCAGATTCTCAACTCCGGCCGGCTTGAACTCGGATGCGGCAGGAACATGAACGTAGGGATGTTCGCCTTTCACCACGGCATCTGTCCAGCGCTGCAATTCCTCTCGGCTCTGGCCCGGCGCGATCGGCTCGCCCATCATCCCGGCTTGCGCGTGGTCCTCCTGCCGGTTGGCCCGTTTCTGAATCTCCCGTTCGACAAGCCGCTTGCGCACCCCAGCCGTAACGGTTGCCGTTCTGCGGATCAGCGAGTCAAGCTGTTCCGCGGTCGCTTCCATTGGGGCCGCTGCCAGCACCACAGCAGCCTTCCGAGTTGCAGGCGTATCAGGGATTTCCACTGGCTGTTCGAGTCCTGTGGACTTCTCGGCTGGCTTCTTCTCTTCGGGTGCGATTGCCTGGTCACGTTCCTCCTGAGCTTGCTTGGCGTTATCCTGGCGCTCCTGGATGGCTTTCTGCTGCGTCTCTTGAGTTGCTTTGGCCTGTTCGGTCTGCCGGTCTACCTCATCGTTGATGATCTTCACGGCGGTCGTCTGAGCGGCCTTCTGGCTGTCTACGTTGACCACCTTGCCGTCGGGACCGATGGCCGTCTTCTGTCCGAAGAGCCACTTGGCGAGGTTTCCAGTCGCTTCGAGGATGGCGTGAGGTCGGATTGCAGGAGGAAGAGCCTGGATGGCTGCACCGGCTTTGTTCACCGTGTCCTGCGTCAACATGCCGTCATTCATCCCGGTCGGCATCGGCATTTCCTTCGATCCTGGATCGCCGGGCTTCGGAGGCGGGGGAGGCGGCGGGGCTAGACCGACAATCTGCGCAGCCTGCTTATTGATGCTGGCCGCGCTGGACGCCACTTCGGTTATCGTCTGAGATTGGGCCTGCTGCTGAACCGTCACCGCATCTGGAGGCGCGGGCGGCGCAGGACGCGGAAGACCTACCGACGCGAACATGTTGCCAACCACTTGACGGGCTTGGTCTGGGCTCGTAATCGGGATGGTCTTGCCGTTGGCCGCGAGGATGCTCCCCTTCGCAAGCGCCTGTTGTGCCGTCTGCTCATGCGCCTGAGTTGCGAGGTCCGCGCGCATCTCCTGCGGTGCCCCTTGGACAAGACCGGCGATCTGGCTAATGAGTCGAGGGGTGACTACTCCGGCCGGGTCGGCTGTTTGAAGGAAGAACTTGGGCGCTCCACCGCTGCCCGGTACCGGCGGCCTCGGCGCGCTTTGAACAGGACCTGCTGCTTCAGGCGGCTCTGGTCCCTCTCCGATGCCGGTTGTCGGACCCTTGTCACTGAAGTCCACATTCGGGTTGCCGCGTGCCCTCGCCCATCCGAACTTGAAGGGCCCCACTTGGCCAGCGACACCGACCGAATCAGGACTCGTCGCCGCGACTCCCTGTACCCTTCCTCCGAACGCTGATGCCCGCACCCGGTTTACGGTTCCCTGTTGCTCCTGCGTTAGCTCCAGCCCGATAGCAGTGTGGTAGGCCATCGGCGCGAAGAAGCCGGCCGCATTGGCGAACTCAACTTCATCAGGCGTCAGGTTCAATTTCTGAGCAATGGCTTTTGCGCCTGCTCCAGTTGCCAGACCCTCTGCATAGCCAATCGCCATACGGATGGGAGCATTGGCGATTGCAACCCCCATCGGGAGTGACCCGGCTTGGGCTGCGCCGCCGATAGCTTCGGTCCCGCCGCGGGCCGCCTTGCTCCAGTCTCCAGCGCGCACGCCAGAGGCAGCAGTTCCAACCCCCTTGACTACATGCGAGATGCCATAAGGGATCGTGGAGAATTGCGGATCCATCGACGTGATGGTCTGTTCAGTAGACGGATGAATCGCGGATTGAACCGCCGCAGTCTGTTGCTCTGCTGTCTCAGGTCCATGCACGTACTGGCGTGTAGCATCGACGGCGCGCCTGATTCGTTCAGTCTCTGCGGTTGCAGGCGGTGCGGAGGCACCCATCAGCACATCCATGGTGCTGGCCTTCTCTACTGGCTGCTGCCATGGTTTCTGTCCTGCGGCCTGTTCTGGGGTTTGCATCCCTGGAACTGCGCCTGGGACATTGCTCATATCATTGGCGTAGGGATTGACAGGACCCTGCTGCTGCGGAGCGCCTTCAATCTCAACATCGGAAGAGGAAAGTGAAGGTGTCTGGCCGCCACCGGAGGATGGAGGCGCGATTTCTACATCTGCCGAGGACAGATTGACCGTCGAAGTGCCCATAAGCTATTGTGCTCCAACAATCAATTTCCCCGTCTGTGGATTTAGACCTTTGACCACTGCAGGCTTGCCGTTGACCATGACGGTCTGGCCCGGCGTGAAGGTCTGTCCTTTGTATTGGAAGGCGCCGGCTGTCTGCTGCGGTCCCCCTTGCGTCCGTGGAGCGGCCTGTTGAGGTTGTGTCGCAGAACTCGCCACCTTCTGACCGCCTCTGCTCCAAGTGAAATCAGGATTCACCGTCATGTGTCCTGGGCCGCTTGGGTCGACGCCGATTTTCTGCTCAAACGTGTCCTGTATTGACTGCATTTGAGCCGCGCCGTCTTTCGGCGACAAGATTCCGGATGCCATCTGGTTCTGTGCTGCGGTCATGTCCCGCTGCTTGGCTTGTAGGATCACGTCCTTCTGGGCCTGGGTCATGCCGCCCTGGCTCTTCGGCGCAACAGGACTCCCATCGGGGTTCTCGCGGATATTGATTGTGGTCCTGCTGCTCGGAGTGACTTTCCCTCCGCTGGCGACAATGGCACGTTGTTCTGGCGTGAGCTTCACTCCAGAAGCTTCGAGTGCCTTGAGCGTCATCACTCCCTTTTGAGCCTGGGCATTTGCCACGTTCTGCGGCTGCTTCTCCCAATTCGCTATCCATTTATCGGGCGGGGGGACGCCTTTGATGGTCCTGCCGTCGGCCGTCGTCCCGGTACCTCCAGCATAGGGGTTTGTCTGATCATCAGGAGTAAAGGCCGTAATCGCATTTCGTCGCGCTGCTGCCTGAGCTGCAAAGGTTCCCGCGCGCGCCGCGTCCTGTTGGGCCAAAATTTGGTTCCGATAGTTCTGCTCGCCGATTCTGCCTTGCTGTTCGGCAGTGGCATTCGTCCGTTGAATCGCTTGGTCTTGCGCCTGATCGTTTGTTAGTTGTTGTACGAGTGGCCTTTCAGCACGCGCATTGCGCGCCGCCGCATTCTGCGCAGGCGTGTTCAAAACTTCGTCGACTACCTTCATACCTTCTGCTGGGTTATGACTGCCAAAGGCCACAGCTCCTCCAGCAAGCGAACCGCCGATGCGCCTCCAGATGCTTGGCTTTGTATTCTCTTTAGCTTCTCGCGCGTATTGGTCTTTGAGAGCCTGCAAATCTACTGAGTGATCGGCAAACGGGGAAAGTGAGATCGAAGCAGGAGGAGCGATCGGCTTATAAGACTCCTCTTCGCCATCAACAGATGTGTCTGGTACTGTGTACTGATGCGCTCCATCTTCGCTGCCAATTTCAACGCCGGATAGATCTTGATGTTCTTCTTCGGGCTGCTCGGTCGATTGTCCGTAAATTGCCGAATCGTCCGCGGGGATAATTTCAGGCACACTTTGTTGACCGCTTGGCTCGACAGGACTCGGAGTTTCCGTTTCCGAATCTGGGCCAACCGGACCGCCAGAGAAGTCAGGAGCTGCACTTTGGGCAGTATCATCATCATCGTCTTGGCTGAAAAGTGCCATCGTTCATGCGCTCCTAATCATCATCATCATCATCATCGCCACTACTACCACTACTATCACTACCAGCACTTTTTAGCATTCCCCCCGCTACCGTCCCTACTGCTCCTATTCCTGCGTCGATCATTCCATTGGTCGCCGCCTCTTGCGCATCCGCACCCTGCTGCGCAGTGGACAAAGTGCTGTTCTGACCGCCGAGAGATGTGCTGTAGAGTCCCGCCTCTTCCGATGCTCCCTGGGCCTGATCGCCAAGCAGTTTGTCCTGCTGATTGAGCCAAGTGTTCTCGTTGGACGTGTTGCGTCCTGCGTTGTATTGGGTCAGGTCACGCTGGCCGGCGCGGGCATTCTCGGCCACATCGCTGGCGAGGGCCGCGCTGTTGGTTCCTGTGCGGGCGACTGTGCCCTGCTCCTGCTGCTGCGCCGCAGCGTTCGCGGAGTTCATGGCACCGGAGGTATCGAGATTTTGCTGTGTCAGGTAGTCTTTTGACTCGAAGGGATTGCCGGCAGACAGAGCGCTATTGACGTTGCTCAGATAGTTGCCAATGTCGCCCGATGCCGCGCCATAGGAACTGGCTGCATTGGCAGCGTCCGTTGTGGCCGCGCTGTTCGCTACCTTTGCCTGATCTCCCGCTGCTGAACTCATTGGCGCTCCCGTCCGAGGGAAAGAGTAGCACGGTGTTAGAGATGGCGGGTCCACCGCGAAAAGGTATCATCTCCGCACTTGAAGCCGAGCTTTTCGAGGATGGGCCTCATGCGTTCCCGCAGACTGAGATTCGTTTTGATGATAGCCTCTCTGAAGCCGATTCCTCGCAGCCAAGCGTAGAGGTCTGCTTCGAGTCCTGCCGTCTCCTCGAAACCCGATTCAGTACAAGCGATCTTACTGATCTCCACGACCGACTGGACATAGAGAGCGTCGACAATCTTCCCGCGCTCATTCTCGGCCACCAGCGTGAGCAGTACGGGAGGACTGAAGAGCCCAATCCGGCTTTGCCTCTGGTGCAGGAATCGCTCAGAGATGTTGCGCAGGCGGCGGATAGAAGGCATATCGTCTGGGACGGCCAACCTCCACGTCAGCCGTCCCGTCTTCTTCGAGTAGCCTTTCCAGAACTCAGCAGGACTCACAGAATTGACCCTTTGATCTTCACCCATCCACCTGAAGTGTAAACGTAGAGGGTACTCGCGCCTCCGTCGACCAGTTGCTCACCGATATATCCCGGTGTGCTCGGATCTCCAGAGGTTGTGCCAACCGAGGTTGCAGTCACAGAAACGGACGCTGTGCTGTAAGACCCGGGAACCGCAGTGCTGGTTGCTGTGATCGTGTGCAGTCCAGCCGACACAGGAGGCGTGTAAACACCGCCTGATGTGATGTTCCCGACCGCATCATTTCCGCCGACTACCCCATCTACAGACCAGGTGACCGTCGTCGTCAAGTTTCCGGTTACGGTCGCCACAAAGGTGACGGTCTGGTTGATGTTCATGATGATGTTGTTGGGCGTGATCGAAACGACCGTCCCGGCCGCTGGCGGAGCCACTGCAGGCGTGAAGGTCCATGCGAAAGCGAACCAGTTCACATCCCCGCTCCAATTATTGCCAGATCCATCGACGTAGCTCAATTGCGCTGTCGTGCCGGCAATGTCACAGTTGGAGACGGCGTGCATCACATTGTCTCCTGAACCGGAGAAACTGGCCGGCGTGGCGATTGACAACATCTGCAATTGTGTATACCGGGATGGCAGACCAAAAGAGCTTCCGGCCGGAACGGCGCCAGCGCCGAAAGCTACCTGATTCCCTTTGCCGAGATTGAGCAGCACCCACTTACCGCCCTGCACGGTCGCCGTGGCGCGCCCAGGCATCCACGCGACAGCCATCCAGTCAACCGACCCAGGCCATACGTCGCTTCCGCTTCCTGTATCCGCATAGGTCGCTTCGATAGTCAGTCCCGACAGTCCGCACTGATTTACTCCGTGAGCCCCGCGCCCAGTTCCCGCACCTCCATGAATTGAGCAGATGGCCAGCATGTTCGCTGCGCTGATCCACGGAACCGCCCCTGGCGTAAATATCGTGTCTCCGTTTGCTCCTGATCCTTGTCCTATGGCGAACTTGGACCCACCGGGAAGGGTGATGACTGTCCACTCCGAGTTGCCGTCAGGACTCACATATGTGGCGAGTGCTCCCGATATTCCAGCCGCCGAGGGCGTGAACGCGATGGCAAAGAAGTTCGCATTTCCGCTGTAGGTGCTTTGCGGATTATTGCGATCACCGTATTTCATGTCGATCACAGGAGGGAAATCGGGGATGCCGACCGTCCCGCTGTTGGCAGCAGGAACAATGACAGCGCAGGCTGCAATATCCGTTATCTGAGGAGGAATTGCGTTGAATCCGTTGGGTCCTGCCAATGCAACCATTGACGATGAATAGAGGCCCTGCGGGACTCCAAATGTGGCACCGTCGCCGGCGAATCCATCTCCCACCCCGATGAGCACTCCACCAGGCAAACTGAAGAGTGCCCAAACGGAATTTGACTCTGTCTCGACTGTGACAGTTTCTACCAGAGAGGTTTGGCCGGCGTTGGCATCTTTCCATGTGTTCCAGTTCACTCCATCGTAGCTTGACCTGAACTGCACGTACCAGGTTCCTGTTCCGAGTCCTGTCAGCGTCCAGTACGTTTGCGTCTGCCCGGTGTCGCCGCCGAAGGTTTGCGTGTTCGAATTCACGTTGAAAGCACGGCTTGTGGACACTCGGATCTGGTGATAAATCGGCGTGACGGGCTGCACTGAGGTCTGAGCCGTTGCGTTCTGCGCGCTCTGTGCCGCTTGCAACTGGCTTATTGCCGACTTCCCTCCAGGGTTGACAAGCTGAACGATGTAGGATCCGTTAAGGAGGCTCACAGATCCAGTCGCTTGGGCCGGGCGCGCCGCCGCTGAATTCGGCTGTCCAGCAGTTGTTCCAGAAATCGCAGTTGTCGAGGTCGCAGTTTGAGTCTGCGTAGACACTTGGCTCAGAGAATCAAGAACCTCGCGCAAGTCTGGATTGCCTTGGCTGGCTGCAATTGTCTTCTGCTGCGAGATTGTTGGTGCGGGCACTCGTGATCCTTTCTCTTAGTTGAACTTTCCAATTGTGATCGTTGCTCCGCTGATCGATATTGAGCATGGATTGCTAGGCGTTGAAATGGTATAAGTCGCCGATCCAAGTCCTGTCGCCTATCAGGTGTCACTCTACGCTCCTCGTTTTGTCTCATCCCGACACCCCCTAATGCGCTACTCGCGGGCTTGCCTATTACTGGAACCTAGTCGGGCACTCCTCTACTTAGTGACAACCGCCTATTTGAATCGTCGCACCGTTCCCAACGGTAACCGAACCACCTGCGCCAATGATAAACGCAGAACACGTCAAAACCGGAGTAATCGTGTACGTAGCTGAACCAACCGCGCTATTCGTGTACCCTGCCGCGGCCGCAATCGCTTTTACCGTGGTGGTAGTCGCAACCGTCAGCGGCGCGGTGTAGAGCGTCGAGCTGGTTGTCGGTGTCGATCCGTCCACGGTGTAGTAGATCGAAGCGCCTCCGGTGACTTCCGAGATGGTCACAGTCTGCGTTGACGAGTAGGTTCCTGCGGCTGGCGAGAATGTCGGCGCTGAGGCCGTGGGCGTGCCGCTGGTGTCGAGCGGGTGCGGGTAGGTGTAGGGCGTGTAGGCCGCATTGGTCCACGTGTTCGTCGCCGTGCATTTGTCCAGCACGCCTTGTCCACCGCTCCCGCTGGTATTCCAGCTACCCTGATCCGTAGACCAATAGGCTACGCCGGTTGTGCAGGTCGAGGGCCGAGCAGAGCGTGCGCCCGATCCTGTTCCCGTCGCACCCGTAAAGCTGGTGCATCCGCTTTGGCTGGTTGGATCGCACCAGAGGTAGTAGTCCGAGTTGGCTACGAACGTGTTCGTGAAGGCGGTATTAATCCATAGGAAGTATGGCGTTTGGCTGGGAACAGGTGAGTAGTTGTCCGACCACTCGTAGATAGGCTCGACCGCCTCATTGACCCATTGCCCTGTGTAAGATGAGCATCCCGACGGGTTCTGTGTGATGTCGCAAACGTTGTTGGATCCGCTGCCGTCAGCCGTGAATCCTCCGGTGAGCAGATCGCCGACGCCCATGCCGGGCTGGTCCATGCAGTGACGGCCCGTCAGCGTAGAGAGGTTCTGGTCCCATGCGGATCCGGTTCCATTGAAGGTGGTCCCGCAGTATCCCCATCCGTTCGGAGTGGCAGATTGTGTGTAGGTTCCTCCCGGAGGTCCAGTTGTGCGCATCTCCTGAAACTGGAGCATTGCCGCGTAGCCGGTCCCGGTGGATGATGGGATTGTGTTCCCCCACATAACGCCGGTCCCGCTGCTGAGCCAGAATACCGGGCTCGCGATACTTCCGCTTTGGGCGTCAAACTGGTTCTCGTAAATCTCCCAGGCGCGGCATCCCCTGATTCTCCCCGCGCCGCCCGTTGGATGCGTCTGTAGGGCCGGTGCAGGATAGGTCATATTCATTGTGTTGAATCTCCAAACAAAGCTCCCGCCATCGGTGCAGTCGTCTCCGATCCCATTGTTGAAAACATTGTTCTCGACAAATATGAAGTTGGGCCCGCCGAGTCCCGTGCTATGCGCCCAAGCCTGATCACCAATTTGGAGAGAATCGCTGTAACAGGACCCCTGATTGTAGATGCGCAGTGAGTTGCTCGTACTCCCTGCGCCGTTATCGAATATCGAATGGTCAATGACACCGTAGAGGCATCCACCGAACTGCGCAACGTTGGTGTTGATGCTGGTCAGTATGTGCATATGGTCCATACGGAAGTTGCTCGACAAGCCATCCACATAAAAGGTTCCAGCGTTCTTGGACGCGCCAGTCAGCAGTTGTATTGTGAAACCAGCTACTCGCAGATGAGAAGAGCTTCCGGCTGTGGTGATCTGCATAAGGGGACTAGAACTGTTCGTCCCGTCGATGATCACAGTCTGGTCGCCGCCGCCTACCGTGGTCAGACTACCCGCACCGAGAATGCTGAGCGAAGTCACCACAGTAGGCACCGTGTAAGCGAGTTGACCGCTCCATCCAACTGCCGTCGTACAGGCTGGGATGTTGACCACTACCGTGGCCTGTGACGTAGAAGGCGAGGGAAGCGCGGCCAGCACGTTAGCAAGACTGCACGACGCCGCCGTGCAGGTCGCGGTGGTACATGTCTGAGCTGTCACGGGTACGGGCAGCAGAAGTGCCAGAAGAATGAGTCTTCTCATTTGAAAGCCACCGCCATTCCGTTCCACACACCGGAACTAGCCTGCGTGAAGTTGATTGCCGTAGTTCCTGAGCCGGATAGAATGTACTCTCCATCGTCCGTCGCGAAGTGGCTCGTATCGATCCCCGCCGAGTCCTGCGTCCACGGCGAGTTGGCTGATGTGAACGACGAAGTGTATGCCACAGTGGCCATGCCATAGAGTAATTCGCCACTTACCGATGGGGTAATCGACGGAGAATTTATCGTCGTACCAGTCGTCCCACTCCCGGCAACGCTCGTATCATAGGTCCACGTGCCGCTCGACCGATGAAACTCCTCACAGCGCATGTCGGAGTTGTATGTGATCGCCGCGCTGGTGGTGACGGTAATAGTCGCGCCTGCGCCAGATGGAGCGTTGAGTAGATATGCAATCCATCCCGCCCGGGCCGAGGTATTTGTGAGCGACGGGCTGGTAGACGTTACTGTGTACGAGTTAGGAGTGCTGGCATTGTCCTGAACGTCAGAGATCGTCAACGTAGTCGGATAGGTGTAGAAAGAGCAGACTACGAGATTCCCTGCGGTTGGTGCAGAAGTCAGTGTGACGGCAACAGTAGTTCCGCTCGTTACCACTACGCCGTATTTCCCCTGCACATCTGTAAATGTTGGTTCTCCTGCGCCAGTGGAGGCTCTGCCAGGACCGGGGAAAGGATACATCTGCGCGTGGATAGAAGCTGCGAATAAGATAAGCGCGACGACGATTTTCAACGTGTCACCTTCCAATTCAGTGTGACTGCTCCTGGTGTGATACTTGAACCAGACCAGTTACAAACATCTACGTTCACATTCCCACTGGTCGGGTATGCCGCGATGCTCAAGCCACCGCTTGTAGAAGGAGCATAGCCTGTAACAGTTTTGATACTCGCATTCGGTGTCCAAGTGATGGAGTCAGTGCTAGCTACTCCGGCTGCAGAAACCGTGACTACTGACGCGCACGCACCCGAGGATATAGCCGATGTTCCCAGCGTTGCCGTGCCGCTTGCGATAGTCTGCGTAATCGGATACTCACTGCCTGCATTCTCAGAAGCCAAGATGCGATGCGTAGTCGAATCAGCACGCAGGTAATCAACTCCACTGGTGGGAGTGCCTGCTGTCGAGGCTTCAGCCATAGCCAAACATCCTGTAGATGAACAGCCTGTGGGAGCAGAAGACCCGGTGGATAGCGCCGTGGCGTTTAACGGCTCAGTCGTGCTTACCGTCGTCCCGTTATCAGTGATTGATGAGTTGACAATTGAGTTCGCTCCGTTGGACTTTGGAATTGCGCCGGACGTGAGCGATGTGGATGTGGTGTTTCCGCTACCAGATACCGTCTGCCATCCTTGGGCGGTTGCCCCACTATTCATGCTCCAAACCTGATTGGCTGTGCCATTGGTGCTAATGCCTGCCGCCGCATTCGCCGTGCACGATGCGCAGGTACCTGTCAGATTAGTAATCACGCCAGCGCTCGGTGTTCCAATGTTGGGTGTGGTGAGTACCATATTCGTAGCGTAGACGCCGACCGGCAAGGTAGCGCTGATATACGGCACACCCGCGCTGGTTGTCTGGAACACTCCGCTGTTTACCGGAGCTATGTAGCTAGTAGTTCCCGAGGCCGACTGGTAAGGCACAGAGTTTACCGTTGTCCCCGGCAAGTTGCCACTGAACGTTGGGCAGGCCGTACTGGATAGTATACCCGTCGTTCCAATCTCTACACAGTAGGTTCCCGATCCTGCCGCAATAGCAGGAAAAGTGATCGCACCGCTTGCTGTCAGAGTCGTGGAGTCACTCAAACTGTTGATCGTCAGGTTGCCGGATGTGTCCACATGCATTGCACTGCTGCCGATGTTCAGCGTGCTCGACACACCGCGAATAAGAGGAGTTGTGACCTGGGTGATGGCTTGGAAATTGGTCGCGTAAGATAAACCTTCCTGCCAGCTTCCGAGCACGCCATTTGCGTCAGTTAGGACGGTAGCGCCAGTATAGGTGCCTACATAAGCCGTTGCTGGGAAAGTGAATCCGGAGGCCACGCTCAGCCCATGAATCTGAAAACCGTTAACCGTGGCCGTAGTAGTCGCATTCTGGAAGATCGTAGCCGTGGATGGAGTCGTGCCCTCGTTCTTCACTTCCATTCCATAGATATCGATGTTGCATCCGCTGATCTGGTTCAGCGTGGTTGTTGTATCTGTAAGATTGGATTCCTCGTAAAGATTGAAAATGTGTAACTCTGGAGGGATGCCGCCGTTGTAGGCGCAGTTGAATATGGGTTGTCCTGGTGCTGGGTGGCCGATGCTCAGATCACGAAACGAGATCCCGTTAGGCCATCCGCCGCTTGGGGTAGACGGGGAAACAACATTCAGCAACGTCGCACTAGTGTTACTGCCGTTCAGCATAATCGAATCGAAGTGTGCCGCACAACACGGTAGATGCTGGCCACCTAATCCGACTTGCAACGCGTAGTTGGTGGGGTTGTACGTATAGATTTGAATGTCGTGCCAGTTCGAGGTATCGTTGCCCGCGCCGACCATCATGACCGCAGGCGCGGTAACTGTATACGAAACTCCCGTTGCATAATCGTCGTCCAGCAGGAAGAATCCACCAGCGCTGAAATACGCATCGGCGGCGTTGCTAGTATCAGCCGTATACATCGCATACAACGCACCGTTAGATGTGCGGTTGTCTATCTCGCACGGCGACTGAGAAGCAGAGAATATGCTCTTAGGGCCTTCGATGCTGCTGCCGCCATATTGGTAGATTCCTGATTGCGTCCCGGTAAAGTTCGTCGTACCGGTTAGATGCCAACGGCAGTACGTCGGCAGCACCCACGTAACAGCGTCGAATGCCGTATCGCCAATCGTCATCTGTTGGTCTGGGTACTGCCCTCCGGTCTCTCCTCGCGAATCACAGACATGGCTTGTGTTCCCGTTCGCTCCAGTCTCGGCGTCGATGATGCACGCGTTGACACGCTCTGCCAAAGTCGATCCTGTGTAGTTCTGACTGTAGCTCACTCCGTTGATCACCTTGCCAAATGCAAACCCGGGGAATGTGAATGAGTTGGCGATGGTGATTACAGGAGTGGTCGTTGGAGAGGCAATAGAGAATTGGCTAGATGGCCC